GTACTGAGATATATTTATTATGTTTTTCCCTATTTTCCGCGGCTGTAATTACCCTCAGTTTATCTTGATGATGAGCACCATCAATAGATAGTGGAATAATATGGTCTACATGATATAGTTCACCGTGTTTCTCTGTCATATCGACTCTTTGCTTGTAGAAATTTTTAATTAATTCCTGATCAGTTGTGGGTAAAACTGCGCCTCTCTTAAGGCCACGCCTCTTTGACTGTCTAGCCGCGAGACCCGGGGCAAGGTCTTCTTTGTGGGCGAGTTTATAAGCCTTTACTGTAATAGCGATTGCTTCCTTGTTGGCGTAGTAGTAAGCACTTGTTCGCGCTCTTATTTCCTGCCTTCGGCCTTCATAGTATGCCTTCTGCCGAGCAGTGATTGCTTCCTTCTCGGTTTCGCGGTAGACTCTGTCATAAGCGGCCTTTTCTTCTTTGTTGGCGTGGCGATAAGCTTTTCTCTGAGCGGCTATCTCTTCTTTGTTGACCTCGCAGTAAACCTCGTAGTAAGCGGCTAACTTTTTCTTGTTCGCGGGACGCGCTGCCCATGCCTTGTGGTAAGCGGCCTTCTTTTTCTTGTGCTGTATATCGTCCACTATATAGTTATTTCAGTTTGGGGGAAAAATTACGTTTTTTTCCAAACCCACATGGGTTCCGCAAATTTCCCAGTTTTCCCTTTTAACGCACCTGAGTTGGGTCTGGTTCTCATCTGGTATCCGTAGCACCCAACATATTCCGCACCTTCCAAAGATTTGATGTAATCATTCATCGGGTCACAAATTTTATTGATTGTGTGATTTGAGTATACATCACTTATGTTGAGGACAAGATGCCCGTCAGTTTTTAGGTGACCCCAAGACAAATCAATGGCTTTAAAAAGAAATTCATTTAACCAATTTTCCAGTTTTCTGTATTTCTTGAATGATTGGTTTTCTTCTTGTGTATATCTCTCAATGTTAAAATAAGGGGGAGAGGTAAAAACTAAATCAAACTCTCTCTTACCCAACACGGCGTTTTCAGCGCAACAGTTAAATAATTCCACCTTTTTATTTGGGACATTAAAATCATCAATCATCCTCGTGTAATTATCGAATAGCCTTTCGTTTGGGTCTATCCCCACGTAAGACTTCGCATCGCTGGCGAGGAACCCACACAAACGGTCACCCCAACCAGAACTAAAATCCAGAACATCCTCCGCGCCGAAATAATCGTAGACTGTCTTCGCTGTCGATGGCCTGAACTGACTCGCGATATACTTTCTCAAGCCGATACAACTCCGCAAGACTTTGGAGTTCACCTCTTCCATTTTGAGGCTCCACAGGGCATTTAAAAGCGTTAGCCTGAATTTCTCTGTCGTCCACGACCTATACGGGCTCGGCGCATTGATTGAATCGCACAACCAACGATTGTACTGCTGGTAAAAGTCTGAAGCCTTGTTGCCAACAGTGGAGCAGCCAAAAAGCACGTCGGTCAAGGGGTATTTGTAATCGTACCGAGTATACCAGTTCTCCTGCGTCATGGCCCTCAAATGGTAGAAGGACTGGAGTTCTTTAAACGATTTCTTTGCGTCAGCCTTCGTTATCTTCCGCGTAGGCATGGGAAGGTCGTTTTCTCCAATAGCGTCAGAAATTAGTTGTTTAATCTCGTCTTTAGTGTGAGACTTATTAAGCTTTTGCCAATTGACGGGAGAAATGCTTATCTCGTTATCTTTTACCATCTTCATCCTAGATGACGTTAAATAACTTTAATAAAATTATAACTTGAAGAGTCAGGGTACAGAAGCCCAAGAAAGTGCGTAAAAATTCCATCAAATGGTTGTACCGATCCAGCTTAAACTCCGCCTTCTTTACCCAAGTGGGGGTATTCTCGTACTTGTCAGGGGTTGCCGTACCTGCTTTTTTCCGAAGTTTTGCTCCTTTTTTCTTCTCCGTCATGTGAAAACAATAACATGATTACCCCTACTTGTCAAGCCAAGAAATTAGACCGTAGATATTCATTAACACCAAGGCGAAGGACATAGCTGCCGCAGGATAAGCCTTAGCTCTAAGACAATAGGCTCCGACCATTGCATTGCCGAGTATCCAGCACGGCCAACAATAAAGGATATAATTAGCGTTAAGGTAGTATCCGAGGACCACCAAGCTTGCTCCAATCCACCCTAATGGTCTTAACTCCGACTCGGGGTGGTCTTTTAGAATTGTCCTTTTCGATTTCAAGTTTTAGTTTTTTGTCTCGTTTTTTGACTTTAGGGTCCATCCACCCGCAAGAAAGGCACAGGCAGTACCTCATCTTTTTGTTGCCACAGCCGCCGCACGTTTTCATACCAATCTCAAGCTCTCCCTACTATCCTTGAAAAGATTCTTTTCCGCAAGATAACATGACCTTAATAGGTCGGAGTCCATTTTTAACTCATTTCTTATCTCCGCGACATCTTTATTTAAAAGTTTTTTAAAATCAGTCTTTGATAAGTCCGTGGGGCATCTAGAGCCAACCATTACCCCTAAGTTGAAAACAAATCTCTCGTCCTCTCCGAAACCATACTCTTCTGGGTAAAGATACTTCGCGCAAAACATGAAAAGGTTTCGCCGCCACCTGAACATCTTTTTAGAAGTTCCCATGGTGTACCCAATCACAAAAGCCTCATCCTTAAGGAGAAGTCCTCTGCCTAAGAGAATATGTACGCAATCATGAGTAAAAAGATCAACGTATCCAGCAAATAGTCCGATATCATATTTTGGATTTTCTACGAGTTTAATTATTAGGGGGATATCTTCTTGAGCCAACGCAAAGGGCTTCATGCTGCTCCTTGCTTCTCCCAGTGTAATTTGCCTACCTAAGCGAATATGCCATTTTTCGGAAAGTATCTGAGCTTTTGCTTTCGCCCATTCTCTCGTAACTCTTTCACTATTCTCGTACTGTCTCGGTGTCATGCTTTTAGCATCTCTTTTAATTCACTCCAACTATCCCCGACGCTTCGGTCTGTGTCCATTGCGTAATCTGGGATGCCTTCTTCAAAATCTTCTACATGATATTCTTTTCTTAACTCTCTATTTGATTTCAATAAAATTTCAATAACCTGACCTTCATTATTTTCTCGCAATTCATCTCGCAAGTATTTGTAAGGATTTACTAGACTCATGACCGCATGGGTTTCTTTGTCGGCGGGTTTGCCTCTTTTATTTAAGTAGGTTGCTACGGCGTTTGCATTCCTAATGTTTTTCTCTCGGCCCTCTTTCCCGTAATTTTTATTTGCGAACATCCCCCTAAACTCATCGCCGTCTATAATGAACGGTGTGTCAAGATACCCTGCCATCAACTTTCCCAAGGTCGTCTTACCTGACCCTGGTTGCCCGTATAGAGAATAGATCATAGATCATTAACTAATTCAACCACCACAAAGTTAATACCGCTATTATCAACGCGATTTCAACGGTATACTGATCATTAAAAAATAAAAAAGTAGACACGACCATGATTGACAAACCAGCAAGCAAATCTCTCCAATTTTTTTTACTCACCCCTAGCCTTTCCCTTTCGTCTTTCTGCCGCTGCTAAATCTTTTTTCATCTGTTTCACTGTAATGGATGGACTTTCTCCTAGTTCCACGTCTATGCCCCCAATCAAGTTTGCTACGTGATTATAAAACCAGCAAGTGAAGAGTGTCGCGATAAATGTAAATGGGGCAAGAAGAACTGGGCCGAATAAAAGAGCCTCACCGACGAAGTTGTAATAAGGCTGGTTGTAAAGGCTGATTGCTCCAGCCACGGTATAAAAAAGCCCGAAGGGTGCGTAGACTACCGCTACAACCTTGCTTGCCTGTAGTGCTGGTATTTTTTTAATTCGATATTTCACGACTCTTTCTTCGTCCACTCCAACGCCTCACTTATATTAGGGAATTGTTGGGTGAATATACTTTTTATTTCGTCCGCGATGTCTCTGTGCTCTTTTTGGGTGTTTTCCTTTGATCTTAGTCCAATATAATGAATCCAGCTACGAACCGTGCCATTCATATACATTGTAGTTTCCGTAGCTAAGGGGAGAATGCCCCTCGCGCATTCTTTTGCCACCCCAATCTCAAGTAGGTGCTTGTACGAATTCATCGCCGCCTCCATGGAAGCATTCGCAATTTTGTAAGCTTCGTGCTTCTTATCTAAGGCATCGCTACTGCTTTGCCTGTTTTTCTCAGCGGGGGAACGAAGCTCTAATTCTTCAAGTTGTTGAGCTTCACTGTATCGTTGGCTGAATTCCTGAAAACTAAAACTACGGTGACGCAAAATCTGGGCCGCGATTCCTCTACTCGTTCTAATTTCAACACACATGTTCGCGAGTTCAAAGGGCGACCAATGCCCGTGTTTAATTAAGAATTTTAGAAGCTTGGGAGCAGTCTTTACGTTTTGCTGATTGCTCGGGTTAGAAACTCTAGCACAGTAGGCGATTATATCCTCCGCGCTCATGAGCTTATCATCATACCCCTTTACGTGAGGTTGTGTAAGCGATACCAGTTTAACATGCATCTGTCTTTCGTGATCTAACTGGATCACATTTATCAGCTTTGTATAATTTTCTAGCTGAAACTAAATCCCCATCATAGTAGTCCATTATGTTGTCTAACCTGTAGTAAACATCTCCAAGCTCTTCGACAACGCCCCCCGATAAATCTTTGTGAGGTTTGTTGAACTGCTGCATTAATACTGTCGCAAGTTCATTCAACTCCTCAATGCATTTAAGGTAGTCGTACTGTTTTCTCGGTTCTTCTTTTCCTTTATATGTCCCACTCATCTCGTGCTTCTTTAAATATTTGATGGAAGTCCTCTTTTGGCTTCTCTTTTGCTATCTTTACTGCGGCCCAGACTATCTCGGACTCCAAGTTGTATATGGCTGCGTCTTCTAGGTGTTTTTTTACTGCTTTTAACTCTTTGGCTTCATTCGGCATAATCTCTAAGCACTTTCTACTTTGTTAAAATTTCCATTAAATCCATTTTGCTCCCACACGACAGCCCTGCCTGAGTCTCCGTTAAACCAGTAGTGGGCTACTTTTATTTCCACTGCTCTTTCTGGGTCTCTTCTGCTGATGAAATAAACGTCATAAATAGAGTCTATAAGATTAGTATCGTCTTTAGCTCTAACGTGACAGTCAACAAAATCAGTAGCATCATCGAAAGATGAAAAATGTAATTTGCCACCGTCCATCCAGCCAGCATAGCTATTCCAAGTAAGGTCATTTTCCTCATCGAAAGTCATATACTCTCTTTGGTGAGCAAAGCTGCCCCTAGTATTCTCGCTAAACAACCACTCGCCTTGCCCACGCTCGTAACAATAGACTCTATAGTCCCAGTTCTTCCACATGGACTCCTTCTCTGGCCCCTTTTCGTCGTCCTCGTATTTACAAGTAATTGCAATGGCTGGTATAGCCGCCACGGGAACCGCTGCTTTAATGAAATCTCTTCTGTTCATTGCTAAAAATCTAACAGTTCCACATCGAACATCAAAACAGAACTAGGAGGGATAACTGGTGGATGCCCACTCGCTCCGTACCCCAAGTCAGGGGGGATAGTCAAGGTCCGCTTCTCTCCTTTTTTCATGTCAGACAGTGCCTCATCCCAGCCTTTGATAACCTGCCCAACGCCGACCACGAACTCGAATGGTACGCCTCTCTGCACAGAACTATCAAATACTGTGCCATCGGTAAAGGAGCCAGTGTAATGTACTTTTACTTTTTTATTCGCGCCGACTTTTTCGCCTTCGCCTGTTTCGCTGACAGTATACTTCAGCCCACTTGGAGTTGTTACTTCTTCACTCATTTATATTTCTTGTAGAATTTGGGCTCCTTGACCTTGTTTTTTTCGAGCTCTCTTACTTTGTACCCTTCTCCAAGCTGGTCGGATTCTTTGGCCAATAAAATATTCATACAAAACTTCTTCAATTCTGCGGGTGAGATGCCGTCCTCTAAACCCAGACTATGCTGGGCGAAAGCCACGAAGGTTTCGTCACACTTAAATTCGTAGTCGTACTCTCCGTCTTTGTTTAATTCTTTGTTTGTAATTTTAAAATTCCCACAGTTACCCTCCTCCTGTTTTTCGGCCCTCTCTTTGAGACAGGTCTCAAGGTTTGAGCCGTCTAGCTTTTCTCTGTCTACCTTTTTGCCTTTAAGTTTTTTTCTCTCCTCCTGCTTGATTTGCCCGATGGGAACTTCAACCTTCTTGCCGGTCCGTCTGGATTCTTCCACGGCATTGTTGACCTTCAGCTTCATCTCCTGCTGTTTTTCTTTTTTCTCGCTCATAAGCCTCCGCCCCCCTTCAGTGCCCTGTTTATCCTAAAGACGTGGAACTTGCTTTTTATTTTTTCCTCTATTTCCAAGGCCAGCTTTTCCCGACAAGCTTCTGAAGCTAGGTTCGCCTGTCTCTCCGATTCAGATTCGAGGACACCTTTTACGATTTGTCTGAGCTCGCTTTTCATTGTATATCGTCCACCATAAAGCTTATTCTTTTTCGGGGGAAAAATTTATTTTTTTTCTGTTTCAAAAACTTTTTTAACCTCGCTGAGAAGGTACGTCCTTCTCTCTTCGGAGAGCTTTCCTTCCGACGTTTGCATTGCCCTTACATAAGGGGCAAGCTCCGCTAAAATTTCCGCCAAGAAACGATCTTCTTCAGCTAGTTCGGGAGGGAAGACGAATTTATCTTCCCTTTCCCTCTTCGTGTCTTCGGTGTTGAATTTAAACGTGCTCATTGTCACCAATTGTACTGTAACCTTACCTCAGGTCAAGGAAAACCCATGCCCCCGTTGTCCATCGCCTACAAACGACTCAAGTCTGCGTAACAACCCTATCGTGCAGATTTGTGGCGCAACGATATGTCTAGGGATACCAAGGGGCATGGGCAGAAAGAGAGCTTATTTGCTCTCAAATTTTATCCTTTCTTAAGTTGTTTAATAGCATCGTCTCGTTCGATGATTGACTGATACTCTTCGAGGCCAATGATGGAGGTGGTAAGGGAGCGCATGGCCGAGTCTTCGTTGTCGGACGAAAAGAAACTGTAATCTAGGGTTTCTATTAATCCCACTATCTTATCAATCTTTTTATCTGATTGTTTCGGGTTCATTTTGGTTTGTAACCCATGATTTGGTCTCGTTGCCTGTCCCCACATCTATTATAGAGCCTAAGGCTCCTTTATTCTTGGAAAAAGCACTTAAAATATTACACTTAACCACGTCGTCAATGCGGACGAAACCCCTCTCCTGAGGCCCGTCCCCGTACACCTTTAGGGGTTCGTTGTTTCTCTTGGCTTTTAAAAAAGACCCACAACAGGGACCCGCCAGTTACGAGACATTTAGTCATTGGAAAGGGGAGCGTGATGGAAATCAGACTCAGGATTCAAGTCATGGATTCTGTCATCTTCCCAGAGAAACCTGAAAAATTCTAGTTCGAATTTGGGCTTGTGGTTCTGACCTACCGCTTGAGAATCTCCGTGGTGGTAGTAATCGCCCTTAGTCATATCCCACCAATCAAAACCAAACATATCGATTTTGTCAAAGGAAGGGATTCGTTTGCTGACCTCGCACAGAAGAAGTTTTTCATAGTTGTGTTGCGGATGACTTAACATCCACCACGCCGCCAGTGCCCCCGTTGACCAAACATTATACTCTCCCCCGGGGACCATCACGCTTCTTCGGAGCCCTATCTTCGCATCCATGTACTGTTTGATATCAAAGATTAATTTATGAAAGGTCTTGGCTGCGGGGATTTCCGCGTCCTTGAGCTTCTGGTAAACTTTATCATTTCTATGTTTCCACTCCCAAGAATGCTCAATAACATGGTCGTATTTTTTCTTCGCCCTGATGGGGTCATAAATCGAAGTAAACCAAATATCTGTTTTAGTGCCAACGTGTTTTTCGTACCCATCTATATGATACCAATTAAATCGAACCACGGTTTTGTAAGAATCAATAAGGTCACCGTATTCGTATTTTTTAACCGATGGCCCGTTACCTATTAGAACTACGTCATTCATGACTCCTCCGCGTTCTGAAGAGCCTCGTCAAAGGGCACATGTTTTATCGTAGTGTCGGTTTTTTCCCAACCGTATTTTTCCGCCCAAGGTTCTCCGTCGTTTATGCAGTTTATTATTTTTGCAACCGAATCGCAGGATTCTATACCGAACCAATTACCTTCCCCGTATATGTTCTCCTCCCAAATCCTTTGTCCTTGGTAACTAATGTGTACGCTATTTTCTTCGACTTTTAAGCTTAGGTGTTTACCCCCAGCGTCGATGGCTATATACAAGGGGACACCTAAATGTTGTGACATGTAGGCAAGTTCCCTGACTGCTCCCACGGTAATCATTATTCTTCAGAAAGTTCTTTTAACAATTTAAGATGGTGAACCATCCAGCTTTCGCCAATCGCTTGATCTCCTTTGTGAGTCTTCATGGACTCTCCCTTCTCTCTTTTGTCCATGATTTCAGCGTTCTCAATGATTTGATCAAGCAACTTATGGTATTCTTTTCTCACGGCTCTACGACAAGGAACTCTTCCTTGTTCTCCTTTTTAAGAGTTTTGGAATATTCTTTAGCTTTTTTAAGTCCCTCTTCCGTGAAGGGGAAGGCTCCGTAAATGTGTTTTTTCTTCTTGGATACTACAACGTAACATTTTTTTGAGGATTTTCTTTTAGCTGGTTTCTTCATTGTCTTTAAAATAGGTTGCTATATTCTTTTCTTCCAAGGAAAGTCTTTGTAAGACGAATGCTATTTGTCCCCTCTTTTTGGGAATCGACGGGTGATTGTGTGGTAGTCTCTCTATTTCGGTCAAAAGTATGTTCAGCCGTTTTTCCCACCAGCTTACACTGCCCTCCAGCATAGAGTACTGGAACATCGCTTGTTTGAATTTTAGCTTGTCTTTCATTGGAATTTCAAAATCACCTCTTCTTCTGGTAAAATCAGTTTAACTATGAGCTTTGGCACTTTCAGTCTTTTTTTTTCGTCCGTTGAAAAACTCATGACACAATCGTGGCAAATCTTAAACTTCCCATCCTCTTCAGAAAAGTAGCTAATCTTATGGCTGTCGAATAGCACTCTGTAATCTTTCAAATTATACACCATCCCACACTCAGAGCAAGCAAACTTCCTTTTTCTGGTATGATGGGGGTGTATCAAGTGCAATTCTATAATTGGAGTCTTTTTTCCCATCTCTGTATATTATGATACTTTTTAAATTTAAAAAAATCAATTAAATATTCTTATCTGTCACTATCTCAAGCACGATACTGTCCCCCGAAATAAACGCTTCGGCATGAAGATATTTCGCAATTAGCAAAGCCTCCGCCTTCGTTAAGTCCCCAGCAATATCGAAAATTTTCACTTTCTCGGAAAGTATTTCGACAATTAAGCCATTAACTATCACTTGAGGAGCCATATGTTTATATTACACTTGACGTGGGGAAAGGTTTATGTATAATTTGTGATCCTGACTAAAAATAGTCAGTTGTTAACATAAAAAAACACACATGAAAACACTAGTAGCTACAGCAGCAGCAATCATGCTCTTCGGAGCGGGTTGTACAAGCACCGTAACCCTTGGCCCCAAAGCCAACGACAGCACAGTCTTAGGGGCATCAGCCGACGCGGAGGGAGCAAGCGTGACCCTGCCCCTCATTAAGGCTTCGGTGGGTACGACCACGACTACCAAGACCAAGAAAAAGTAAATTAATTTAAATTAATTTAATTAAACACAACCTCGCTTTTCCGAGCGGGGTTTTTTTCTATTTACGTGTAATTAAGTTTGTGATGAAAGATATTGGCTTCAAACTTAAGAATCTTACACGAAAGACAGGCGATTTCCTCACTCATCACGAGGTAACTGTCTATTTTTCAATAATTCTAACAGTCATCTTCGTTACCTTTTGGGTTTCTCAGGAAGTGTCCCACGCTAAAAAAATTCTCCAAGTAAAAAGAGAAAATACCTTACTAAACTTGGCGATAGACGACTGCGAAAGAGCTATTGAAGATCAATTCGAGGTAATCAACATCCAAGGACAAACCATTAACAAGTACGATGAAACCCTTGATCAGGTAAAGGGAGCGTTAAATGACCAAAGTAGCTTAATTAACGACTTAATAAACTACTTAAAAAAGATTGGCCATTGGCCGCCCAAAGAGCCGAGACCAAACCCAGGTCGCTCAGAGGCGGCGCACATTGAAGAGAGGAATAAATTATGAGTGAAGAAATAGATACCAGAACGAAAAAGGAGATCGCGGCTGACATCGAACTGAAAGAAGCTGAAACGGCACTAAAAGCAGCCGAAGCAGTCAAGGTCAATGCAGAGGCGAAGAAGGCCCAGTTCGACGCTCACGAATCAGAGCTAAAATATCTTGACGCAAGGAGAAAGTTCGACAGGGCATCAGCTGACGACGAGATGAATCACCTTTACAGGTTCTCTGGGTCTGTCGGGGAAACTTCTGTAAGAAAATGTATGAGCAAGCTAACGGAGTGGTCAAGGTTATCCCCAAAATGTGATATGGAAATTGTTTTTTCGTCCCCCGGGGGAAGCATCATTGATGGTTTTGAGTTGTTCGACTTTATTCAAGACTTGAGGAGCCGAAAGCACAAGATAACAACCGGCTCCTTGGGCATGGCAGCTTCGATGGCTGGAATTTTGCTGCAAGCTGGGGACCGCCGATGGATAGGCCACCAGTGTTGGATGATGATTCACAGGGCCGCTTTCGGAGCCATCGGGAAAACGTACGAGGTGGAAGACGAGGTTAAACTTGTCAAAAGAATTGAAGAACGCTGTGTGGATATTTTTGTTTCAAGGTCTAAATTAACTAGACTCAAAATTAAAAGAAACTGGGACCGAAAAGACTGGTGGATAGACGCAGATCAGTGTCTCCAGTATGGGCTAGTTGATGAGATTAAGGGCATGATGCCCGAAATGAAGAGGTAATTTACTCTTTTGTGCTTGTGTTGGCTTCTTCACTGGGGTCAGCCTCCTCGTTGGGGCTGGCTCTTTTTTTGTGCTGATCTTTAAGCTCCTCTATTTGTTCTCTGATCGACTCAATATCGTCAGAAAAATCTATCTCTATGGTGTAGTAAGGGTCTACAGGTGTCAGCCATGTTTTCTTATTTTCATTCATAATTTAAAAAGAAGGCGCAACACTTTCGTGCCACGCCCCCTTTAACTACTCGCCTACTTTCGGGCCTATATTGGTGGTAACAATGACCTGAAATTACTTCTTACAAGAACACCCACACTCAGCCGTCGAACAAACACCCGACTCACAACAAAGAGAGTCGCAGTCACAGTTGGGACAGCCTGAGCCCCCCCAGTTGCAGCCAATAGCAAATGCTGAAACGAATAGTAAAGTTATTAATTTTTTCATCTTTTAAGCCTGTCTTCAATTTTAATAGGGTTGTTGGTTTTTAAATCTAAAACTCTTAGCCTGAATGGAAACTGCTTTTCGGTCAGACTCTTTTTTTCATCCTTTGTTTCTCCATCTTCCTTTACCTCCTTTGGGCCGTGCTCAATGGGCGTTTTTTTAAGATCGTCTTCACTAGGCATTGCCACCTTAGCGTCTATAGCCCATTCGATCTTGTGTTTCTCGCAGTAGGTAATCATGCGACGAATGGGAACGATAAGGTTAAACCCTTCTCCAGCACCCCGAACAAGCATTCCCACGTACCTAACGTTACCGTCATGCTTCAAGAATACTCCACCCCCACTAGAACCTGGGAACGCTACGCAGGTTGTTTGGTCAAATACGTGTTTGTTTATTTGTTTTAAAATTCTACCGTGCTGCGAATAAATCCCGTCCGTCATACTGTTCGCGCCTAATTGACCAAGCAGGGAGCCGACGTGCAGGAGGTCTGTTCCTAATTTCGGAATCTCTTTCTCAAGATAGAATACAACGCTACCAGTTACAAAATTATACTTACGAACTCGTAACAGTGCTAAATCGTGTCCGTCCGTAGCGTCACTATACTTTAGTACTTCTGCATCCATCTGAAGACGACCAACGGTTCTGCCATTTTGCCTAATCTCCTTAATAATTACGGGGTCTTTGAATTCCACAATGGTCTCAGGCTTACCGTCAACCAGCACTTTTCTTTCCTTTCTTAAGTTATCCACGACATGCGCGGCGGTCCAAACGAAGTTCACCAAATTCCCATTAGAGTCCTTCCTGGTGAAGATTACCCCCGAGCCTTCGCCCGCGCTATATGCGCCTTCTGATCTAATTGTCACAGATACATTCTGAAGATGTTCTGCCGTAGATTGCTTTTTTTCTGCCGAGAAAGAGCTCAAGGCAAAAACCAAAGTTAGTGTGAAAAGGTTGATAGTTCTCATAACCTGCTTTATTGTAGATTTCCCCACTTAAAAGTTCTAAAAAATCTGCCTAAAGAAGTGTAATTTTTATTGAGGTGAATCTAATTATATCCGCCAGCCTGAGCACAGACCCCCCTTCCGAAGGGTTATACTTCCGTTTGCTTACAATGATTGCTCAAAAAGACCTAGGCTACGATATCGCCCTAGAGGCAGATAAGGAGCTAATAGACTTCTATTATCATTTTTTGAAGAAAAGAGGCTGGTACGACTTCGTGGACGACATCATTACACCAGAAGAAAACGAAGAAGGAGTAAGAATAGACACGTCGTTATCTTACCCCAGGACGATCCTGACAAGACACATTAGATGCGAAAACACGACGAACCTACTAGGTCAGTTAAAGTCTTTAAGGGAAATCACTTTTTAAGATTGTCGAGCTTCTCCTCGATCCTATCAAACCTATCGTTCATCCGCTCAGAAAACATCCTAAAGTCATCCTTGCTAACGTACTTGTCTGGAAGCGAAAGGGCTAAGTCGTTGTGCTTCTCTCTGATTTTGTCAACATCAGCGTGATGTCTTATCATTAGGTCGTGATGCTCCTCTTTAATTTCGTTTACGTGCCCAAGAATCATCTTGAAAACCCACCCCCCCATAAGCGTAACGATACCTACGGCTATATTAACAAGTATTTGGTAATCCATACCCTTATTTACACGCAAAACAAGGGCATGTTGGGGATTAATTTGGCTCTAACTCAAGTATGGTAACGGCTACCGCGTAATCAGTGCAGTGAGACATCGAAAGGTGACATTTGTACCCATTCTTTTTTATTTTTTTTGCCACAGCATTTCTAAACTTAATGAAGGGCTTCCCTTCCTTGTTGTTGCTCACTACGATATCTTTCCAGTCTAACTCTCCGCCAAAGCCGACCCCTAGAGCTTTCGAGGCGGCTTCTTTGGCTGCGAAGCGAACGGCGTAATGTTGAGAGGGGTCGCTGAATTGATTACAGTACTTCTTCTCTGAGGAGGTAAAGACTCTATTTAAGAATTTATTACCCCACCTTTTCTTCATCCCCCTTACTCGGGGTATGCTTATTGCATCTGTTCCTACTCCTATGATCATTTTTTGAATCCACTAAAAGTGTACCAATTTTCTCGAAAAAACTCAAGAAAAATCAAAAAAAGTGTAATACTTTACATGTACTACTACGCCTGTCCATACTGTGTCCCGAGCGAAAAAGCTAGGCTTATCAAAACGACAATGCCAGAAGTAGGGTGTAAGTATAATAAGGAAGATACCTGCGAAGATGAGCACAAATGCAAAGAAGTAATGGAATGTAAAGAATGCAAAGCGGCGTTTACTGTTACTAAAAAATTTTTAAAAGATCAAAAAAGAAAGATCAAAGACGGGTAAGTATTTCGGTTATAAATTTAGAGAGCAAAGAAAATGATTGATCATAATCATAAATTTATTTTTGTTCATATAAATCGTACCGCAGGTACGTCTATTGAGTCACATTTTAATCATCGAAGGTATGACCACAGAAAATGTTCTCGCTACATTAAGCAGTTCGGCGCGGATGTGTGGAATGAGTATTTTACTTTTTCGTTTGTAAGAAATCCGTGGAATAAAATGCTTGGTCATTATATGTGGCGTAAGCAAATCGCGGGCGACACTTTAAAAGGAGATGATTTATCATTTAGATGTTGGGTTTTGCAATTTGAAAATAATATTGAAGGGGAAGGTTCATTGGAAGATAAAGGAAACCCTCAGTATGATCAGTTGTTTTTAGATGGCGTACAACTTGTAGACTTCATAGGAAGGTTCGAAAACCTTCAAGAAGATTTCAACATAATCTGCGACAAAATTGGAATCCCCCAACAAGAACTTCCCCACGAAAACAAAACAGAACACAAACACTATACCGAATATTACGATGATGAAACAAAACAAATCGTTGCGGAAAAATACGCAAAAGATATCAAGTATTTCGGGTATAAGTTCAGCAAGTCTCACTAGGCTTACAGGTGAGGGTAGCCAAGCAGCTCGAAATCCCTAGCATAAACCCTCTCCACTGTTTTCGTATGTTCTGGGTTGATGTAATATTTTTTTAAATTCTTTTCTGTTTTTTCTTTTTGCATCGCCGAATCGAAAGTGACTTGTAGATCAAGATTGTTTTCATCACTGAATCTCTCCATGTCCTCTTGGTAGTTCTCGAATCTAATTAGATTTTTAATGACTACCTCCTCTTCCTGAATTAAATATTCGCACTGTGGATAGTAAAAGTACCGAGTATGAAGGCTGGAGGATAAAATCTTCAAAAAATTATTAAAAGATTTCCACTTTTTGTCCCCCCCGTAATATTTGAATAAAGAAACCGCTCTTTGGTATGGGTCTCTAATTATGGAGACTGTAACTAGTTCTTCTTCAGGTTTGTAAAGGCCGTGTTTGACCATCTCTGGATACGTCGCATGTTGCAACATAATGCCTAGATGCTTGTCCCACCCCATGATTTCCTTATGGTTTGTGGGGTAATCTGCGTTGCCGCAACGAGGCGGGGAGTCGTGCCCCTTGAAGCCTAAGAGTTTCTCAAAATGAGTTCCCCCAGTTCTAGGAATATGAATGAAAAGAATGTTCCCTAGTCTCACACACTAGATTACACCCCGTAGCGTAATTTATCTTTCTATCTTTTCAAAATGTTTGTCTACAATGTCGAGTACATCTTCTCTGATTTCTGCTAACGTACTCCAACAACGATGCTCCTGCTCCCTCTTATTAAAATACGCTTCAACATCTTCGTGAATGTCCGCTTTAACGTCTAGTATTTTGTGTCCCATAATTTTATTCTCCTAGTCTACTCTTGCACTTCGTAAAACTTCATTTATTTTCCTATCATGTTTACCCCTTAGCCATTGAAAGTATTCTTCTTTTGAGAACTCCAGAAATCCTTTCTCTCTGGAGAGATTGTATACCCATAATCTCTCCACGTCATCATCGAAAAGGATTATGTACGCTTCCACACCCAGCTTCTCGGCTGTTTGCGCGGCAAACCTCCCTTGAAAATCAGAATTAAATCTATCCAAAATAGAATCAAAATAACTTTGCGGCGGTGTTTTAAACTTGGGGTGCGGGTCTCTTCTGGTTAATTCGAGGACAGCAACGTGAACTACCTTGCCATCTACTATAGAATACTCGACCTGATCCACGTCTTGGCAACATCGTGCTGGCCATCCCTGCTTCCACCGAGCATCCCTGTAAAGAGTCGTTCGATCTTCGGTATCTTCTCTATTTCGTTGTTTTGTCATAATAATTTTCTGGTAGCGAAGGCGGGGCTCGAACCCGCATAGCGATACCGCCGACAGATTTTAAGTCTGTTGTGTATACCAATTCCACCACTTCGCCAAAATTTGGTGGAGGTAACCGGATTCGAACCGATGACATTCTGCTTGCAAAGCAGACGCTCTACCAACTGAGCTATACCCCCGTGGAGCTTGAGACCGGACTCGAACCGATAACCTCAGGTTTACAAGACCCGTGCTCTACCATTAAAGCTACTCAAGCCTCAAGATATTTTACCATAACCTTATTCTGAGTCAAAAAAAAAGCCCCACCGAAGTAGGGCTTAAGTTTAATAATTGGTGTCTTGCGGCTTATAGGAGCCTGTCTTTCAGCTCCATTAGTAGGTGATACCCACCAACAACAATTGCCCCCCAAGCCAGAGTAGCTTCAAGAGAAACCGCTGGGCATAATAGCACCCAACCAGCAACAATAAGTCCTAATGCTCCCACTAGACGTGTATGCCACTCTAGCCAGCCCAAAAGAGACTCTCCACCATGTTTTAGTTTGTCCCAAGACTTCCTTAAAAAAGAAAGTTTTGAGCTCTTTTTACCTTTTTTCCTTGTTTTTTTGGTTTTCATAATAAAAACGCCCACCAAAGGGCGTGTTGTTATTACACCAAAATAGAGGTGGTACGAGCAGAAGGATTCGAACCTACGACCTACTGGGTGTAAACCAGTTGCTCTTCCACTGAGCTATGCTCGCTCTATTGGTCTCTCGTGGTGACAGGAGAAGGTGTTGTTCCCTGCTCTGTTTGAGTGCCAGCGGTTTGGGGGGTTTGATCCGTCGTGGTCGTTCCCGGAGTCGTCGCCCCCCTCATGGACGCACCCTCTGTAAGACCATCAATTTGAGCCTGTGTGTTTTGGTTCATATTGTAAACCACGTAACCAGTAAGGCCGAAGTTGAGAGCCAGCAGAACTACAGCAGCCCTAGCATAAACAGTCTTAACCGTTGTTAATCTATTTTCTTTTGTCGTGCTGCAAGTCTCCGTTTGGGTATCACAGCTTTCGCTTGTATTTTTGTTTTTCATTTTGGTCTGTTTTTTTCTCTTGTTTCACAACGGATGGTTGTAAATTTTTATATTTCCAAGCATCAGGGTCTTCTGCCCTTTTCCGACGCATGTAGTCCCTCTTTTGTTTCCTTCTTTTCTCGGGGTCTCTTTGGTCGTATGCCTTCCTCGCTTTATTCAAAGCTTTCTTCCCCTTTCCCGTCTCAAAGTATTTTTTAGTTCTTTCACTCATATCTTTCCCAAGGTGGTACTCCCGCTGGGACTCGAACCCAGAACCCTCGGTTTAGAAAACCGATGCTCTATCCAATTGAGCTACAAGAGCGACTGGAGCGGGTGGCGAGAATCGAACTCGCGTTATCAGCTTGGAAGGCTGGAGTAATACCATTATACGACACCCGCAACGGACCGCAATCATAGCTTAACCTTATCTTCAGTCAACCTTAATGGACAGCGGCTTGGCCTTTTCATGCTTCGGGATAATCAGATTAAGGATTCCGTTCTCGTATTTTGCTTCCGTTTTTTTAACTTCAGCCCTCTCATTTGAGAGGTGGCATCTGTAATGATAGTCAACTCCGTCATCACATCTGGCTAAAACTACCAACGTATTGTCGTCGTGGGAGATGTCTATACTTTCTTTGTCTGCTCCTGCGATATTTAATTTTAATTTGAAAAAGTTTTTATCCTCTACAAATCTATTTAAACTATCGTCTCTGCAATAGCTGGAGCTCCTCCGGTAGTTGTTGGAATCCTCGTCTTCGGTCATTAGTTCGTTCATTCTGCTTAGTATTGGTAGTATATGCATAGTCACTTACTTCCGCAAGAACTATGCCACTTAAAAAGCTAGGTTTTCTTGGGGTTTTTTAAAGAAAAGCATAGGGGAGTGTCTTTATGACGCTTTTAAAGTGATACTTAAATGCGTCAAAATGGCATCAATTAAAAAATAAGAAGTATAAAATCCAGTTTCTTACTCAGATAAAGTTGTCTCGTATTAAGACCTGTTTCTTTCATCTACCTTCTGTACTCTATATTACACTCAAGAACTACAAGATTCACAATTTTCTGGTGTTTCTATGGAACAGCTTAGGGCCGCTTCCTCCTCCCCCTTGTCGGAACTTACCCCTAACCCCTTTAAGGCGAACGCTTTTGGCTGAGTCCTTAGATAGTACATGCCAGTCTTTAAGCCCTTTTCCCACCCGTAAAAATGAGCCGAATTTAATTTACCTATGCTGGGGTCTGCCATAAACAAGTTCATTGACTGTGACTGACAAACGTATATACCTCGTGAAGCCGACATATCAATGATGTGTTTTTGGGAAATTTCCCACACAGTTTTGTAAAGGGACTTTATCTCCTCTGGTATCTCGTCAATGTTCTGGACGGAGCCATCACTTTCGTAAAGCTTAAGCTTCATGGATTCGTCCCATAATTCCAAGTTAATCAAATCTTGGATTAGATGCTTGTTAATCACGACGAATTCCCCGCCAAGAGTATTCCTTTTGTAAAGGTTGCTTGTAAACGGCTCGAAGCATTCGTTATTCCCTAGTATCTGGGCCGTTGATGCTGTCGGCATTGGAGCTAACAGGAGTGAGTTTCTTGCTCCGTGTTTGAGTAGCTTTTTTTTCAAAGCCTCCCAGTCCCAGCTTTCGGAAGGTTCTTGCTTCCATAGATCAAATTGAAACTTGCCCTCGGAAAGGGGTGACCCCTTAAAAGAATCGTAGGGGCCATGTTTTTTAGCTAAGTCAATAGACGCTCGCATTGCCCCGTGGTAAATGGCTGCAAAAATTTCTTTATTTAAACTCGCGGCCTCATCAGATTCGAATGGGTAACCTAGCATGGCAAACGTATCCGCCAGACCTTGAACCCCGATCCCAATTGGTCTATGACGAAGGTTCGATTTTTCTGCTTCTTTCGTCGGGTAAAAGGTAACGTCAATCACCCTGTTCAAATTTAGGGCAACTTGATAGGCTACGCCCTCTAGCTCTTCAAAATTAAAGGTTCTCTTAGACTTGTCTTGAGACCGAACCTGCCCGCTTGGAACCTCCACTAATTTATTAAGGACAATGCTCGCTAGGTTACAAACAGCTTGCTCTTTGTGGTCAGAGAACTCAATTATCTCGGTACATAAATTGCTAGACTTTATTGTCCCTACGTTTTTCTGGTTCGATTTATTATTTGCTGCATCTTTATATAAAATGTACGGCGTTCCTGTCTCCATTTGAGCTTTTAAAATCTCCGTCCACAAGTCTCGCGCCTTAACTTTCTTTTTGGCTAACCCTTCTTCCTCGTACTTAAGGTATAGCTTTGTAAATTTCTTCCCTTTCGGGGTGTCAAACATGTCCGAAAGATTCGGGGCCTCGTTGGGGCAAAATAGACTCCACTCCTCATCGTTCTTGACTCTTTCCATGAACAAGTCGGGAATCCAAAGTGCCAAAAATAAATCCCTAGCCCTCATCTCTTCTTTCCCGTGGTTTTTTCTAAGCTCTACGAACTCAAAAATATCCGAATGCCACGGCTCAAGGTATATGGCAAAAGACCCCTTGCGTTTGCCTCCTTGATTTATCCATCGAGCAACCTCGTTATAGGTTCTCATCATGGGTATAAGGCCGTCAGATTGCCCTCCTGTGCCTTTAATGAAGCTGCCCTTAGCTCTCACATTGTGAACATGCAAACCGATCCCTCCAGCCCATTTTGATATATGAGCAACGTCCTTAAGCGTATCAAATAATCCATCAATACTGTCCGACTTATTCCCTATAAGGAAGCACGAAGCAAGCTGGTTGCATGGGGTTCCAGAATTAAACAAGGTAGGGGTTGCGTGTGTGAACATCCCCTCTGAAAGCATGTCGTATGTTTTTTGTACGTTGTCCCAATCGTCGCCCCAAATACCCAAAGCTACCCTCATGTACATGTATTGTGGGCATTCAGCTATTTCTCCACCGACCTTTAAAAGGTAGCTCCTCTCCAGCGTCTTGAAGCCAAAATAGTCTATATTAAAGTCTCTATCCCCGACGATCAGAGAGTTGATTTTTCGAGCATTATTCTTGATAACCTCGTAAACCTCTTCAGAAATAAATCCATCCTCATAAATTCTTTTCGCATTCTTCGAGAAAGGCTTAACCAAGGACTTGTAAAGCCTCGTTAAAGCAATCCTGGACGCTAAAAAAGAATAGTCTGGGTGGGTAGACGATAGGCTTGCCGCTGTCTCCGCCGCAAGACTGTCTAACTCTGTGGTGGTTATGCCGTCGTACAGGCCAGAGATGGTTTTTTTAACCACCTCCATGTAGTCTACGTGGTCTTGATTAAGGTCATAGGTCTGCTTCTTTATCCTGGCCGTTATTTTATCTAATTTTACGGGCTCTGTGCTGCCGTTACGTTTTAAGACTTCCATTTTTAAAATTCCGCATCAAAGTTTAATTCTGCACTCGCTTTTCCTCCGACGTTTGCCTTTGCATATTCAGCCACCCTTTTCTCAAAAAAGTTTGTTTTGTTTTGCAACGCAATATTTTGCATAAAGTCGAATGGGTTTTGAGTCCCGTATATTTTTTTACATTTCAGGTCCACCAAAAGTCTGTCGGCTACGAACTCAAGATATTGTTTCATCAAGTTGCAATTCATTCCAATTAGGTCAACGGGCAACGAGTCGGTGATGAACTCTTTCTCGATATCTAACGCTAAGGAAATAATTTCCTGAATCCTTTCTTTTGGAACCTTGTTAACCACATGATGGTTGTGGAGGTGACAGGCGAAATCACAATGCAGCCCCTCGTCCCTACTAATAAGCTCGTTTGAGAAACTAAAACCAGGAAGCAGCCCCCTTTTCTTTAGCCAAAAAATAGAACAGAAGCTGCCACTAAAAAAAATCCCTTCTACCGCAGCAAACGCAATCAACCTTTCAGCGAAACTCGCGGAGTGAATCCAGTCCAAGGCCCACACTGCCTTTTTCTTTACGCAGGGAATCTCATCTACCGCATTGAAATATTTATGCTGCTCGGCGGGGTCTTTTACGTAAGTGTCGATCAATAAAGAGTACATCTCGCTGTGGATATTCTCCATCATGATTTGGAAGCCGTAAAAAAATTTAGCTTCTGGATACTGAACCTCGTTAACAAAATTTTCTGCAAGATTTTCATTAACTATCCCGTCGGAAGCAGCGAAAAAAGCGAGCACGTTATTGATGAAATGTTTCTCCCCGGGCTCTAGCGAGTCGTATTGTTCTAGGTCGTCCGAAAGGTCAACCTCTTCCGCTGTCCAGAAGCTCGCCTCTGCTTTTTTATAAAAATCCCAGATGTCTGGGTGTTTAATTGGGAAAACAACGAAACGGTTCGGGTTGTTTGTAAGGATAGGTTCTTCCATTTGTTGGAAGAATCATATCACAACCTTACTCAAAGAGAAGAAAAAAAGCCCGATGAGTCTCTTTTATTTTAAGCCTTCCTTCCACATCTTAAGAATCTCCATAGAGACGGTATCGATTAGGTCGTCCGCCTTGCTGTCCATTAATGATTTCATGTCAAGCCTATCGGACAGCCTCTGATCAAGGTCGAACCCCTCCTCGATGACGAGAAAAAGCTCAAGCAGGGCAATGGAGTCCACGTCCAGCTCCTTCAGCACCGAGCCCCCGAAAGCATCGTTAAGCTCGTGATCTTCAAAAGCGTAGTGGTCTTTTAGGAGCCCGAGCAAGCGTTGTTTGACATCTTCAAGTCTCATATATCAAGAAATAGTTTCTCTTCAGAGAAGAATTTGATTTTTTTGGTTTTTAAAACTTCTTTCATTGTGCCGATCAGTGAGTTGTGCTGGTTTTGCGTGATGAATGTAACGTAGTAGTCCTCAACCATCTTTCTTCTCTCTTTAAGCTTGCATCTGCAACCAGAGGTAATCGTGTCCACGGCAGAAAGCACCGAGTCTATCGCTGGGTGAGCCCACTCATCAAAGCTGTCTCTATTATCACGGAAGAAGTCCCTTAAGTCAAAGCAAGAATGAAACGCATATTCCTCTTTCTCGGAATCAAGATACTCTTTCACGTCGGGCGATATATTTTGACCTAACGTTTCCTTGGTCTCTGGCGGGGCGAAATCAGCAAGCTCGGCCCCGGCTTCTATTTTTTCCATAATCTCCCGAGATTCTTTGGCTCCCTCTTCTTCTTTCTTCTTCCGCTCTTCCTCAATAATATCTATGCCCTCCTTTGTCTCTTGTAAAATTTCATCTGAAAAAACCTCGCTGACATCTTTTAGGGGCTCGGGTCGCTCGGCAGCCGCCTCCGACTCCTCCTCCATAATTCTTCCCAGAGAATTCTCGGGAGCCATAAGCTCCTCCTTCATGTCCTCTGCGTTTATTTGTCTTAGAATTCTATCTATAGCTGGGTGATTGGCCATTTTATCCGTCCGATGTTTTAACTAGGGTCTTTAACGCGAAGAATGCCGTCCACGAGAACAGTATCTCCATGAATATTATAGGGAAAGACATGGTTTCATTATACAAAAAAGAAGTCAACGGAGCAATCCATACGATTAAGCACACTGGGCAAGTTATCAGCTTGATGAAGAACGAGCCGGGGGCATCCATTAGTAAAAAGGTATGATAGTCAACCATGGGCATCCGCTCTTTTTTCTCCTTGTATTTAGCTAGGCCAAACATCACCCCCCCTAAATTAAAGGTGTCGCAATAATCAACAAAAGCCTCCGTCTCAAACCAAATGTACATCAAGACAACCGTTATGAAGGTGGGGTGTAGTATTTCCATATCAATCAAACTTTAGCATATCTATATTGTAGAAACTAAAAATATCTTTAGCCGCTTGGTCATTTTCGTACTCTTCATGATATAGGACCTCCTTAACTCCGTAAGCTGCTATCATGGTGGCGCAATAAGAGCAAGGCAAAAGCGTGACAGTCAGCAACTCGACCTCACCCCTCTTACACAAAGAAAGGCAGTTCGTCTCCGCGTGGATCATGTATTGCCGACGAGAGTCTCTGTCCCTCCAGAAGCCCTCTGGCGCATCCCTGCCTGAAGCCAGCCCGTTGTAGCCAAGGCCAACTACCATTTTGTCTTTATTAAGGGCACAAGCACCCACCTTCCTATAGGGGTCTTCGCTTCTCTTCGCCGCTGCAAAAGCCAGAAGCATGGAGTATTCGTACCAATCTATTCTCTCTTCTTCTGACATCGTGGAAGCACAATATTAAACTTATGCCCAAAAGTCAACTTTCTTTACGAAAAAATGACAATTCTCAATACAATAAATATGACAGTTTTCGAAGCTTACAGTAAACTCTGGGAATTTTTCAAGGAAAGCGATTCCTTTATTATGGAGGAAGACTTCCGAAAGATCACACTCATAACAGAGTTTCCAGCGAGAGACAAGGGGGCGGTCCAGTGTGCGTTAGACGATTGGTGCAAAAGTGAGCTTCTCACTCGCCAGCAACAGACGACTTGGAACAAGGAGTTGAAAGACAGCGAGACTAAGGTAATTTACATACTAAAGAAGCCTTTGGATTCCAACTCGCAAAGCATTGATGTCACCGCTCAAATGGCAAGCTACATATCAAGAGAAATCAACTGTTTCTGCGAACTCATTGAAGATAAAAGCGATTGGAGCGACCCCGCCGACCTTAACTCAAAAGACGTACTTAACGTCCTTCACATCCTGAACTTCTACAAGGAAAAATACAAGGAAGAGGCTGGCTTGGACGACGATGAAAAAAATAGTTGACGACAATCAAGATGCTGTTATCCTTAGTCCGTCCAAAAAGAGGGTGGCCCTCTTTAAGCTCGCGGAGAGAAATCTGAAGAGTTTTCCTAAGATAGCTGAAGCAAAGTAAGCGTGGCAGTTAGCCTACTGCCGAATCAAGGGACGGCTGATTACAAACTGCATGTAATCAAAAGACACTTGGTTAAGTGCCAAGGTTTACCCCATCGTTAGCGAAAGCTAGGTGGCCTAACGTAAGCGGAGTTTTCTGTGGTACGGTCTCTCCCGCCAAAAAAACGGTAGTTAGGCTCAGTTTTAAACTGATTTGCAGCGTGTCGTGGAACAACCCATCCATTTTAAAAACATAGGGCTTCAAAGAAAAAGCAGCACACGCTACACAGCATCCCCCCTTCGGTGGGGGGTGTTGTGTTTATGCTTAAAGAAAAAATTACCACACCATCTTTTAGCTTTAACTAATCCCGTAACCGTAATAGTATACTTAAGATGATCATAGGCTTATCTGGTGTTGCGGGAGCAGGAAAAGATTTATTCTTCAGTTTGCTTTCCGAAAAATTGAATTGTCAAAAGTTCTCCCTCGCGGACGCGCTGAAAGAAGAGGTTGCTCCGTTTTTAGAGGATCAATATGGTGTCAACCCACTAACCTGTACTCGCGAAGAAAAGGATTCGATTCGCCCCCTTCTGGTGTTCCACGGAGCATTTAAGAGAAACCTTTCTGAGGGTCGCCACTGGATTAATAAATTAAATAAAGAAATAAAAAATAATCTAGCTAGTTCAGTCGTCGTAATTACAGATATAAGATATGACGACTTTCCCAAAGACGAGGTTTACTGGCTGAAGGAGGAGCTGGGCGGGCTCCTTGTTCATATTTCTATGTATGAACACATTGACCGTGGCTTCACTAGCTACAACCACTACAGAAAGCCAATAAACGAAGAGGAGCGAAGGAACGACCCCTTGATAGAAGCTCAGGCGGACTACACTGTTGAGTGGGAAAGAGCTAAAGGAGATATAGACAGACAACTTGACCCCCATATAGATGCCTTCATTACGTGGCTCAATAGAAAAGAAAACGGACTCTCAGCTTACGAAAAGGCTGAAAATACACGGGTGTGAAGATAGTTTTCTGGAGCTTTGCCGAAGATATGAGAATGTATACTACAAAATCTGCCAAAAATACAAATACGCCCTGATAAAGTCAGGCGTACAGCCAGAAGATGTGTACGCTGAAAAAGATTTAATAGTATTAAAGTGTGCTCAGTCATTCGATCCATCAAGGAAAACAAAATTTTCAACGTGGCTAGGTAATTATGCTAAATTTACGTGCTTGAACTATGTAAATTCAAAAAAATATATATTTAACGCTGACACAGAAGAGCTTCACGATTTCATAGAAGATAGCCAATTTGCCCCCGACCACACCAATAACCTGTCAGAAGAGTTTGAGATAATGCTATCGACACTAGATGATCTGAAAGACTCTAGGATAAAAAAAATCTTTCGCATGAGATATTTTTACGATACAAAAAAAGATGGAACTTGGAAAAACATATCAGAAAGCCTCAGTATGAGCATACAAACCGCGATCAACCTACACAAGAAGGGGCTCGGTATCTTAAAAAATAGACTTAAAGGAAAAATAAACATTGACACGTTTCCAGAACAATAGTATTATCCCTACGATATGACTGAACAAAACTCAGAACAAAACGAATGGGCAAAGCGCGAAATAGGTGCTTTGTGGGTAAAAGAGAGTCCGAACCAGAAATATTTTTCTGGTCACTTCACTGATGGTGATGACAACAAAGTGAAGGTGGTTATCTTCACCAACAAACATAAGAAAAAGGATACTCATCCCGACTACAGGGTCTACAAGTCTACTGACCCCACCAACTCAAACAATACGCAAAACGAGACGGTTAAGCAGCCCGTGATAGAAGCAACCACCGTTGTGGAAGAAGAGTTAATCTAACGCCCCTAACGACCTATTAAATGAGTTCCATAGCGTTTAACGTACCTATAAACTCCGTTTCATTCGGGCAAATCTCAACTCTCCTGCTCAAGACTTATCATAAAAAAGTCTTGTCAGGGGAGGATTTGCCTGACTTGAAGCTGTTTCCCCTTGGCGGTCAGGTTGATCTTTCTACCCAGCAAAAAGATGACCTATTCGAGTTATGGCTTCAGAAAAGGACGGCTGACGCATTAGAGAATCATTCGAGAGACACCCCCATCCTTAAACTGTGGCATTTAATGGGCTCAATGGAGTCCTTCTCAAAGGACCAGTCCCTCCTGTCCTTTTACGAATTAGATTCGCCCACGAAAACAGAATTAAACATAGCTAAAAATAATAAAACCTTTTTTACTTCAAAATATACCTGCGATGTTTTTAGAAGCTCTGGTGCGGATTGCGAATATATCCCCTTAGCTTTTGATGACTTTAATTTTAAGGCTACAGATAAAAAATATTTCGATGATGACAGGATAGTCTTCAGCTTGGTGGGCAAAATGGAAAAGCGCAAGAGACACGATAAGGTCTTGAAGGCTTGGGCTAAAAAATGGGGCAACAACAAAAAGTATACCCTGCACTGTGCGCTTTATAATCACTTCCTAAACCCCGAACAAAACAACGGCTTCGTTCATAACGCTCTTGATGGGGAAAACTATTTCAATATCAACTTCCTAAATTACATGGGTGAAAACGAAGTATATAACGACTTCCTGAATTCCGCCCACATTGTTATAGGTATGTCAGGTGGAGAGGGGTGGGGGTTACCAGAATTCCACTCCATTGGGATCGGGAAACACGGAGTAATAATGAATGCTCATGGATACAAGGGGTGGGCGAACGAAAAGAACGCAACACTGGTAGAGCCCAGCGGGAAAATAGACTCCACGGACGGCGTGTTCTTCCACAAAGGCGGAAACCATAACCAAGGGCAAATCTTTGATTTTGATGAGGACGATTTCATCTCCGCCTGTGAAGAGACTATTAAGAAAGTTGAAAGCAACCCCCTAAACGAGGAGGGCGTGAAGCTGCAAGAAGAATTCACAAAAGAAAAACTATTAAATAATATCCTATCCAAGCTATGACACCAGAAATATCAATAAGAACATTTACCGACGACCAGTACATCTTAGATAAGGTGTTTTACGCCAACAACTACAGGCTAAAAACGTTACCCGAAAAAGAAAAAGTTACTGTTCTGGATATTGGTGCTCACATAGGAACCTTCTCCCTTCTTTGTTTGATGCGCGGGGCCGACAAGGTTTACTCGGTGGAGCCTTTCGGTGACAGCTACAGGGTAATGAGTAAAAATCTCGAAGCTTTCAGTGACAAGGCTTCCCTGTTAAGGCTGGGGGTTTACACTGAAACAAGATTCGCTCAACTCGAATACCCAAAAAACGAAAACAATTTCTTTTACCTTGCTCACGTAGGGCTTCGTTCAGATGAGGATGGTGCTCCTTCGGATTTGAGTTTTTTTGTGACCCTAGATGAGTTGCTAACATCAATTCCCGAAACTGAAATAGACTTAATGAAAATGAGCATCGGGTACGCGGAGGCAGAGATACTAATGTCCTCTGAAAGAGTTAACAAATGCAACTTTGTATGCCTTGAAACCAAGATCAAGGAAGACAAATTAAGCCAACTAGTCGAACACATGAAGAGCGCGGGTTTTCAAGACTCGTTCTTTGCCGAGTCAAAAGAAGTCGAGGGATCATTTCTTCTATTATTTGCTAAAACAAAATGTGAAGAATTATTTAACTTGTACGTTACTGGAACACCAGAAGGCGATAAAGAGGAAGAGCAAAAGATGTCAGCGATGACCCAATTCCCTGAAGGTAACCCAGACATTCGAGAAGCGAATAACCCGACACCGTAACCATGCCCGTCTACGTCTTTCGACACCCAAAAACAGAGGAGCTAATGGAGGTTGTTCAGCGAATGAACGAGCCCCACTCTTTTGTGGGTGAAGACGGTATCGAGTGGGTTAGGGTTTGGTCAAACCCAAATATGGCCGTAAACAATAGCCTTATCGACGCTGACACAACTTGTGAAGATTTCGTAAGAAAGACGAAGGATAAAAACTATAATCTAGGAGAGATGTGGGACTTGTCCGCGCAACTTAGCGAGAAAAGAAAAAGGACAAGAGGAGTAGATCATGTCAAAGAAGAAGCAAAGAAAACATACTCAAAAAAATGTAAAGGAAAGGGACACCCCCATGCAAACTGAAGAACAGAAAAAGGAGGAGTCCGAGCCGCTGGGAAAAATCTTACCCCAAGAAAAACCTAACGAGCCCTACATCCCCCCCACGGTCCCACCCGGAACCCACCGCATGATAGGAGCCCTTGAGCCTAAACCCCTTATCGGTGACCCTAGCCGCCCGCTTGGCGCATCCACGTCCTTGCCTAATTGCTACGATAAAATGGAGGTAAGACAATCTCCGCTGGAAGGGTTCGGTGTTTTTGCAACTGAGTCGATAAAGCATGGGGAAATCTTGGAGGAAGTGCCTGTTATTTTATGGCCTCGGATACAGGGCGTAACCGACAAGTTGTACCACATTCTAAAGGACGAAAGCTTTATATCCGAAGAGGAATTACACCGCGAAGAAGTAAAGCAAATGTTTGGTTTTAAGCACCCAAGTAAGTATTACTTTAAGTGGTTTCCGCCCAACACCCCCGCAGAAAAGAGGACAGGCAACAGTTATCAATGCCTACCTCTCGGCTATGGTCCCATATACAATTCAGCAAACGGATTAAATAACGCCTCATGGGAGGTCAAGGAAAAGACGATGCTCTTTAGGGCGTTAACAGACATCGAACCAGAGGATGAAATCTTCACCTTCTATGGCTACATGGTTTGCGAAACTGGGGAAACCTTTAACACTGATGAAGTGTTCGGTTTTGGTCTGGAGTATGCAGCCATAGGCGAAAGCGGGCAACTCGGAATACTTTTAAGAAATCTTAGGTTCGCCACTGAAGCAGAAAAAACCATGCGCTATAAGGAGGCTGGGGTAGTACAAATCCTCGAAAGCCTTCAGGCTTCCCACGGAAGGATAAAGATCAAACGAATATCAGTTATCGACGACGGAGAGGAAAAGCACTCCTTCGATTTTCCAGAGCCATCAGCGGGATTCGGCCTGAAGTTCACTTTCATGAAATTGAAGGAGTTCAAGCAGACTAGGTTTAATACGATTAAGTTTAAAATTAGCTACGTTGATATCAAGACGAAGAAAGAGGTAGAAAAAGATGTGTTATTCGTGAACCATAATGGCTAATGAACATAAGCGTCAGACTAGAAGGTGGGCTAGGCGATCATTTGCTTGCTAACAGATTTGTTCCAGCGATACTAGACAAGTACCCGTCGGCCAAAATAACGGCTTACTCCGACACGGAAGGTAACACCTTTCAAAAAGAAGGAATCCTTTGTGCTTACCATTATCTTTACGAAGATATAAAGGTAATACAAAATAAAAAACACAAAGAGTTCTGGGTAGACTGTCAATTTGGTGAAGACAATTACTACGGTGCTCTAGAAAATGTCCCAGACGAAATCGTCAAGGAGATGAAATCCTATGACAAATTCTACGATCTTCATATAGACTCCCTAAAATGGATGCAGCATGATTATGATTGGTTGAGGTATTTTTATTTCTTCCCTAAGCCAAAGATATCAGAAACATACGAGGAGAATTTACCGGACGAATTCATTACGCTCCACCTCGTTTCTGAAACCTCCGTTGGACACAGGCTGGAAGACTGGTACGTGACCCGCCTTGTCGGCGAGTTATCCAAGACTCTTCCCTGCGTTATCATTTCGACCCCTGAAACAAATCACTTTTATGAAAAATGTTTAAGCGACAACGTTAAGCTAATTAACACAACCGTTAGCAAAGCTTTCGACATAATAACTAAATCAAAATTAATGGTTTCCACCGACTCTGGTTTTCGGTGTCTGGCCTATGGAGCTAATGTGCCGACGCTGACTTTCTCGTCTCACTCCGACAAACCGCACCAATCAATCCCTTCTCATCAAATAAGGTGGCTGCCTTTTCCTCACCATTCTTTCCCTTTAAATTTTGATGCTGTTTACGTGGCTCAAGTAGCGGAGAGAATCCTTAAAGACGGAGGTTACTCCCTGCTGCCTTACATTACAGATATAGACACCCAACTAGTGAGAAGAAAATACACGGTCAACGAAGAAAAAACCAAACGGTAAGCCGCATGAGCTTAGGCATCATAACCCCAAACAACGTTAGCGGAGACGCTCTCCAGTTCGCCTGTATACCGGAGAATTTTTACCGAACGCACGGTGAGAAACTCGTGGATGTTTCGAAAAGTTTTGTCTGGGATCATAATCCATTTGTTGTACGAGACAAACAGGCAGACAAAATTATAGACCTTTGGAACTATGATTTCCCGCACAACCCAGACTGGAGTGACCCCTTCTTATCAAAATCAGAGAGATGGTGTGCCGCCTTGGACATGAAGATGTTCCTACGCCACCCCCGATTGTATATCTACGAAGATATCCCGCAAGATTTTAAACCACCGATGGTGACAGTTCACTGCACCGGCAAAAGCAGGGGGAGCTTGTCTGACGAAATTATAGAAACTATCCGTCAGAAATACGAGAAATGGACCATCATGCAAGTCGGCGGCTCGTCAGATAAAGCGACACCATTTATAGATTTTAGGGGGGCGAACTTTTGGGAAAGTGCTAAAGTGATTGCGAGCAGTCAAATTTTTATTGGCCTTGACTCAGCCATGTATCATGTGGCAAGGTGCTATCCACGGGTCAGAAAAAAGGTCATTATCCAAGACAGCCACTTCGATAAAGATCAGTTAAAGAAGTTCCACCCATTTAGGGAGGGCTTTGACGATTGGATTGATTTTGATTCTGAGTACTTTAACGAGTTTGATTACGACATTGGAATAACAAACGCACTGCACAAGATATGATTGTCGATTGTTTCTCATTCTTTAACGAGCTGGAGCTTTTAGAAATAAGACTTAACATCCTTGACCCTTACGTGGATAATTTTGTCTTAGTGGAAGCAGCTAAAACCCAGACCCTAAAAGATAAGCCCTTCGTATTTGAAGAGAATAAAGAAAAATTTAATAAGTTTTTAAATAAAATAGTTCACGTTAAACTAGAAAAGGACTCTTGCCCTGTGGGTGATTTCCGACAAGTTAATGATGACTGGGGAATGGAGAATTTTCAAAGGAACGGAGCGACCATAGGGGTTGAGTCCTTGAACTTGAAAGGCGATGATGTTATACTTATATCAGACTTAGACGAGATACCAAATTTGACAGAGCTAGAAGCAAATACGAAAAAAATAAAACACGAGACAATAACCTCCTTCACCCAAAATACATTTTCTTATTTCCTGAACATGCAATGCTATGACGTGAAAGAGGAGACTGAGGTGAAAAAAACATCAAGACATAGCTTAGGGGTAACAAGGGCAGCCCTAAGAATGTACTCTCCGCAAGAGCTGTGGAGCGTAAGAAACACCACATCCAACCACTCCACACCAAGGGGCTGGCACTTCAGCTTTATGGGTGGCCCCGAAAAAGTAAGAGAAAAATCACTGTCCTGCATCGAGCCCTTCGACAAATCAGACGTACCATCCGAAGAAGAAATGGAAAAGATTTTTAATAGAAGAGTCTTCGAGGAGGGGTTTTGGAACATAAACCACCCGGGCGACAACTCAGTTAAAGTAAAAAAAATAGAAGACGAAAACGTATTACCAGAATATGTGAGAAACAATAAAGATAAATACACCAAACTATTTTGCTAACCATGGGAAACGAAACAAATAAATCATACGAATACAGGGTAAAAAAGGGATACGGCAACTTTTTCCAGGGTCGAGGCCTGGACATAGGTTGCGGGAAAGCCCCCCTTTCTCAAACAATTTTTAACGGGATAACCGAACTGGTTGAGTACGACAACGAAGAGGGGACCGAGCTTATAAACGACGGCAACACCTGCTCCAACCTAGAAGATGACTCTTTTGACTTCGTGTATAGCTCCCACTGCCTGGAACACATGGACGATCCATATGGCTCCTTCAGGCACTGGATCAGGGTTTGCAAACCGGGGGGGATACTTTTCACCAGTGTCCCTCACGAAATCCTTTACGAAAAATGTATGTGGCCGAGTCAATTTGCCCCGCATTACTCTTCATGGACTCTCGAATGGGAATCTGACTTACCAAAAAGCGTAAACGTCTTAAAGTTTATCGAGAAGTTCGAGCAAGAGGGGCTCGTTGAAAAAGTATTGGCAGAGACGGTCTTGGAAAATTTTAGTTTCCGCAACTTTCATCAAGACCAGACTCTCGGTTTGGCGATATGCCAAATTGATTTTGTAGTTAGAAAAAAATGACAGTCTTCACGAATGGCTGCTTTGATATTTTGCACAGGGGTCACATAGAACTCTTGAAATATTGCGATAGTCTAGTTTGTAGCGGCTGCTACCTTGGCGGAAAGGTTGTTGTAGGCTTAAATTCAGACAGTAGCGTCAGGAAACTTAAGGGCAAGAATAGGCCCATAAACAGCCAAAAGGATAGGAAATACGTTCTTCAAAGCTTGAAATTCGTGGATGAAGTCTTGATCTTTGAAGAAGATACTCCTTATGAGTTGATAAAAAAAGTCAAACCAGACATAGTAGTCAAGGGTGGAGACTATAAAAAAGAAGACGTAGTGGGGAATGACCTCTGTGAGGTGAAAATTTTTAATTACAAAGAGGGATACTCAACTACAAATTTATTATCGAAGGAACAAGCATGATAGACGGTTACGAAAAATTCAGGTCTGGAGTCATTAAGCAGACAGAGCCCACCCCCCCAACTTACGACGAGGAATACGCTGTAAGGTACAGCAATAGTCTTGGAGGGCAAGAGGATGAACTATCTTGTCTGCGATTGGGTCTCCTTTTAGGGGTCATCAACCAACCGATAGTTAAGCTTTTGGATGTAGGCTACGGCGTGGGTAATTTTTTAGAAAGATGCTCCACAGTCGTTAAAGACTGCTATGGTTTTGATATCGGCCCAGCCTACCCCTTGCCACCGAAATCGAATATCAAATCTGTGAGTAATGCTACGGGCGCATACTATGACGTTGTTACTTTCCACAACAGTCTGGAACACATGACTGATTTAGATTTTCTTGAGAAGATACAGTGTAAATACCTACTTATAACGACCCCTTGGTGTCATTACTTTTCAGAAGAGTGGTTCGAAAATTGGAAACACAGAAAACCCAACGAACACATCTGGCATTTTAACGACGAAACACTTACTAGGTTTATGCTGAGACAAGGGTACACCGTAATCCATTACTCGAACATAGAAGACACTATAAGGGGAGAAAAAGTCGGGTACGCAAGCTATCTAACTGCTGTTTTTAAGAAAGGCTAAATGGCGAACGTTATTATCACGGGTATTCTTGGGCAAGACGGATCGAACATGGCCGAGTTCTTGTTGAAGAATTCCAGGCACAAGATATACGGCATGATGCGCCGAAGTGCTACGCCGAATTTCAGAAACATAGAAACATTTTCCAAATCCTCCCGCTTCGAGTTGGTTGATGGAGACCTTACTGATGAAATTTCCATAAACAGATTAGTGAAAAAGATAAAGCCTCAGTATTTTATTAATTTTGGTGCTAATTCTTTTGTCGGGTGCAGCTGGGATATGCCGCTCCAAATTTTTGAGACGAATGCTCTTGGGGTGATAAGATGCTTGGAGGCCATAAAAATATATAAGCCAAATTGTAGATTTTATAGCGCGGGGAGCAGCGAAGAGTTTGGGAATGTTGACTACTGTCCTCAAGACATCTTGCACCCACTAAAACCTAGGAGCCCATACGGAGCCTCAAAATGCACGGCAAGACATGTGGTTAAAGTCTACAGGGAAAGCTACGGAATCTTTGCTGTCCACGGGATATTATTTAATCACGAAGGCATCAGGCGGGGGGAAGAATTCGTTACAAGAAAGATCACGAAAGGAGTCGCTCGCATTTACCACGAAATGAAAGATGTGGATAAGTGGAGGAGCCGTCACGGTACACTTCCTGAATTTGACCCGATAGAGCTCGGGAATCTTGATGCCAAAAGAGACTGGAGTGATAGTGAGGATTTCGTAAGGGGGGTATGGTTAATGCTAAGGCAAAAAAAGCCCAAAGATTATATTCTCGCCAGCGGAGAAGCTCATTCAATCAGAGAGTTCGTTGAGGAGGCTTTTGGCTGTGCTGGCATAGACGCTAAGTGGGTTGGCAAGGATCAAAGCTCAGTCTTTCTTCACTCCTACCAGAAAGACTCAATTCCCTTAGTAAAAGTTAACCCAGAGTTCTACAGGCCAGCAGAGGTGGAACTTTTGGTGGGCGATTCCGCTCCGATTAGAAAGGAGTTAAAATGGAAACCCAAAACGAACTTTAAGGGGCTCGTTCAAAAGATGGTAAAGCACGACATAAAAAAACCTTGACTTTTTTCTAGGTCTCCGTTACACTCTTATTGTGATTTATGAGAGAGAAAGGTACATCTGCCCCCAAAGGATTTTATCATTTCATGGTAAACAAATTCCTCAAGAATGTAGACGGCTTCACAAAGGGTAAGTGGGCAAAGGAAATTAAATTAGCAAAAAAACTTTTTAATTCCTGTCCTGATGTACGTTTCTGGAATCAAGTAGAGCTTGATTTCAAATTGAATTCTCTAGCATGGCTCCTAAGCGACGAAGGGAAGTATGCATTGAGAGTTAGGGGGAAAATGATGAAGTATTCCCCTAAAAAACCGAAAGAATACAAGACGCAAGAGAGAAGGATCGGGAAAAAGAGCTACGCGAAAAGAAAGAAAACCCTAATAGAAATTTTAAATGAGTCAAAAAAGAATTAATTCGCTCCTCCAAGACAAGAGGTTCAAGGGAGACCACTACAACGACCTCGAAAGGGTTGATTGGAAGTGCAGCACAGGAAGCTTACAGCTAGACCTTTTCTTAGACGGGGGGATACGTCCAGGTATATTTAGGATGTCGGGAGAGCCAGAGAGCGGGAAGACCAGCTTCGCCCTGAACTTGGCTAAAGTTTTCCAAGAAACAATCCCGAACGGTTTCGTTTTTTATATAAATGCCGAGGGACGACTCACCCCAGAACTTGTTGAACGCTCAGGGATTGACCAAAGCGAAAATAAATGGTGCTGCTTTGATTCAAACATACTAGAGACATCAATGGGGATGATTAAGGAGCTCATCACCGAGAACAGCAAGGGAGAAGATAAGGAAACGTATAGGTATTTGTTCGTTATCGACTCTACCGATGCCTTAATTAAAAAAGCAGACCTCGGTAAGAAATTTGACGAAGGCCAAAAGGTAGCTGGATCAGCGGTAGTTTTTTCTCATGTAGGAAAAGCCACGACCTTGCCACTGACAAAGAACGGTCACGCCTTGATCGTGCTCTCTCAAACTCGTTACAAGATGAACATGGGGTCAATGGCTCCGTCGGGAGGAACCACTCAGTCGGGAGGGAAAGCCTTAAATTTTTATAGCTCTTTAATCGCGGAGATTAAGCCCTTGTGGACTAATCTTTATATATGGGAGAACCCAAGTGGAGCATCGATAGATGCGAAAGGTAAAAGAATCGGTCACTATTGCTCGCTAAGATTTACCAAGACTAGGAATGAAAAGACAGGCCAAATTGTAGACGTGCCCATAAAATATGGAGAAATGGGCGGCTCCATCTGGACCGAGTACGAGCTAATAAACCTTTGTCTTCAGTTCGAATTCATCAAGAAAAAGGCCGCTGGGTGGTTTGAGTTTGACAAGGAGCTTGTCGAAGAAATAGGAGACACCGACCTAAAGCCGAAGCACCAAGGGATGAGCAACTTAGTCTCCTACCTTGAAGATAAAGAAAAGGTCACCGAATTTCTGGTGGATAAATTTAAAAAACTTTTATGAGGCTACACAGCGTGACAGGTAGACTAATGAGCCGAAACGTAAGTAAGTACCTCATTGATTGGGATAAAAAATCGAGATCAAAGATACAATTTGCAACAAAACAATTTCTAAAAGAGTACTGGAAGAATCACATTGTCTACGAAGAGTTCCCAGTGTACGGAACAAGACTGAAGGTGGATATACTTAACGCAACCAAGAAGATCGCGGTTGAAGTGAACGGGAAGCAGCATTCGACCTTTAACAAGTTCTTCCATGGCGGCTCTAGGCAGAAATTCCTACAGTCCATAAAGAGGGACTGTAAAAAACTCGACTGGCTAGAGTCGAATGACTTCGAAGTAATAGAAATAGAGCAAGATGAAGTGCCCCAGCTTAGTTATCAGTTGATAGAGGCAAAATGCGGAATTAAAATATGACAAAACTATACTCGTACCAGACAGAGAAGCATGTGTTGGGGGGCTTAATCAATAACCCTCGGATTTTTGCAGATATTGATGTAATTATTTCGGAAAAAGATTTTTATTCAGACGTTCATTCTACAATTTTCTCGTGCATTAAGAGCACCGTTTTTGAAGGTGGGGAAATCGCAAACGTTACCGTCGCCCAGAAGATTAAGAACCTCGGGATTTCCTTTAAAGACGACATCAACATCTTTGATTACATAGATTCTATTTCGTTTACCCAAATATCCCCTAAAGCCACGGTGCAAGCTGCGTGTGATCTAAAGGACAAAAAAATAAGAAGAGATGTGGAAAGGAATGCTGGTAAAATTATCAGCCACCTTGGTAAAACCCTAGATAAGCCCATTTCATCAGTGATAGCTGAATGTGACGAGCTATATGCTGAGAATGTAAACGAATTTTATTCCCTAGACACAAAACCAAGACCCCTGCTAGAGGGTATCATCGAAGAGATTGAGCTAAGGGGGAACGAGCCGACACAAGAGGTGGGGCTTCAGATTCCTTATGAAAATTTTAACAGATTGTTCGGGGGCTTGAGGCCGAAGTGCCTCTACACAATAGTCGCTCGCGCTGGGAATGGCAAAACTACCTTCCTTAGTGACCTAGCCAGAAAAACTGGAGAACTAAACGGGACCAAGACTCTCGTGCTAGACACAGAGATGCCGACACTGGATGTGGAGATGCGGATGTTTGCTTCCATTAGTAAAGTCCCCATGTGGTATCTTGAAACTGGTCAATGGAGCAAGAACAAGGAGCTCTACAAGAAAACCAACGAGGGTTTTGAAAAGGTCAAAAAGTATCTAGAAAAAAAACTAGTTCACCACTACCACGTAGGGGATAAAAATATTGATGAAATTTGCTCAATCGCAAGGAAATGGAAGCTATCCGAGATTGGCAGAGACAAGCCTTGTGTTATAGCTTTTGATTTTCTTGAGATAGGCAGCGACAAGACATCGAATAACTGGGCTGAGTGGCAGATCATGGGTGAAAAAGTCAAGAAGCTCAAACGCCTTGCCATAGAACTTAAAGTTCCCGTGGTTATAGCCATGCAATCTAACCGAGGAGGGGAAGGAAGGAAGCTTGGAGATAATATTGACTCTTCTGTAATCGCTTCGTCTGATCGCGTTCAATGGTTTTCAGATTTTACATTTTTCTTAGCCCAAAAAACTAGAGAAGAAATCCAGTGGGACGGGGAAGAAAGGGGGACTCACATGCTCGTTAACCTAAAAGCAAGATACCAGGGGCGACACGCGATGGGTCATCAAGATTTAGTTAGAAGAAGAGACCCGAATGGTAACGAAAAATTTTACAACAATTACATCAACCTTGAAATTGAGAACTTCAACGTTGAAGAAAGAGGAACCCTTCACGACATAGCAGACGAAGAGAGGATGCAACTAAGCTCAGAAGACAGGAACGCCAACGATGGGGAGCTACTATGATAAGTGAAAAAATAGAAGAAATTCTGGTAGAAATCGGCTATGAACTGCTTGATAGAGGCGACAGCTTCAGGGCAAGACCCCTTTACCGCGACTCAGACAGCCCCGATGTCCTTTCTATTGATAAAGATTCTGGCGTTTGGTACGACCACAAAGAAAGACGTGGCGGAAAATTTGAAGAACTTGTACGAATTTCGTTAAGCCAAGAAGATATAACAGAAACAAAAGAATGGATTAAGTCTAGGCTACCGGACGGTTCGCCCCATACCAGCAACCGACCAAAACCGAAAGTAGATTCTGTCAAAAAATACCCGAAGGAGCTACTACTTAAGCTAAGTAAAGACCATTCTTACTGGGAGTCGAGAGGCGTTTCAATTGAAGCCACGGAGACCTTCAATGGGGGCGTGGCATCAGAAGGCCAGATGAAAAATCGATATGTCTTTCCTATTTTTAATTCCAGAGATGAGATAGTCGGATTTAGCGGTAGATACGTGAACAAAATACCTGAAGATTTCAAAATCGCGAAATGGAAACACATAGGGTCAGTATCTAATTGGTGCTTTCCCGTTAAGTACAACCTAAAACAAATACAATCTAAAAAAGAAGTAATCCTTGTCGAAAGCATTGGAGATATGCTCGCTCTGTGGGACGCTGGGGTCGAAAACACGATTGTTACTTTTGGCCTTACCGTAAGTAAGTCGATAACGACCCTCTTAATTAAGCTAGACGTAAAGAAAATTTTTATTTCATTTAACAATGACGACACAGTAAACGGAGCTGGCAACAGGGCGGCCAAAGAAGCCTCTCAAAAATTATATCTCCATTTCGACCCTAGCCAAATTCAAGTAGCGTTACCTAGTAAAAATGATTTCGGTGACATGACTGAGGCCGAAATCAGACAGTGGCACTCTTCCCTTTTTAACTATGCGTAATAAACCCAAAGGAGATTATTTATCCGCGTCACGGATCAAGTCCATGGAGTCTTGCTCTTGGGCTTATTGGTGTAACTATCACCTCAAAATTCCCCAACCACCCAGTGATGCCTTAGCGATGGGTAGCATATGTCACGAGCTTTTTGAAATACTCCAACTTCCAGAGAACAAAGAACATTACGATCTAATAGTCGCGAACAAAACCTTTGAGGCATCTACACTAGCCGAGAAGCATATGCTCGATGGAATTAAAAAGTACGGACTGAACGAAGACCAATATCTCCTAATGAACAAGATGATTCTCGTTGGTCTTAATGAGGATTTCTACGTTGATGGATGCTCCGAGCTCCTAGAGCCAGAATTTAATTTCGATATCACGGGCGAGGATTACGACTATAGAGTTTATGGCCTAATGGACAAGATAGCTGTCTTTAAAAAAGAAAAGATAGTTGAAATCCACGACTATAAAACCAGCAAGAAAAAATTCAAAGGCGATGATCTAGATTCAAATGTCCAAGCCATGATGTATAGCTTGGCGGCAAAAAAACTTTGGCCAAAACTCAAACCCATAGTCAAATTCGTTTTCTTGCGTTTCCCGAAAGCTACCTTACAAAAATTAGAATTTAGCGATGATGCCCTCAAGGGGTTTGAAGCCTACCTTGAAGAATTTTACAAGAAGCTCATAAACTACAATGAAGATTCTGCGGTTTCCAATTTTGCAGCCGACAAACCAAAACCATCTGATGGCGGGTGGGGTGGTTGTCTCAACTGCGGCTTTGCTAAGTACGAGGGTCACCTCAAAAAAGACGGGACTGAAATGTGGGCCTGTCCGTACAAGTTCGGTCGAGTCTACTACGCGATAAAAGACCCGAAGGATAAGGTCAGGAAAACCAGCCTGAATCAAGAAGACTTGAAACCGAAAAAGGGAGAGAAGTTAGTTAAGATGACCTATAAGGGCTGTCCAAAATTTGCTTGACAAAAAACGAGTATATGGTATACTATTCTCCGTGACCGCAACAATTCCAGTATTCAAGTCTCATTACTCTTTGGGTAGGTCTATACTGACCTTGGGTGCTCCTGGTGGGCAAGCCTCAGACGCGCCCGCCTCTATTTTCGATATCCTTCTAGAAAATAATATAGACGAGCTTTTCCTTGTGGAGGATTCTTTCGGCGGCTTTTTGGAGGCTTACCAAAACAGCAAAGACAACAAAGTAAAACTTAACTTTGGACTTAGGTTGAGCTTCTTGTGTGATATTGGAGAAAAAGACGAGGAAGCCCTTAAGTCTCGTTGTAAGTATATCATTTTTGCCAAGAATACGGAGGGTTATAAAAGATTGATAAAAATTTGGAGCTTCGCTGCCAAAGAGGGGTTCTACTACGTGCCAAACATGGACTTCAAAACCCTAAAAACATTTTGGAATAATGATGACCTGATGTTGTGTGTGCCATTTTATGATTCTTTCTTGCATCGAAATTCCCTAGAGGGTGCAACATGCATACCCGAGTTCGACTTTTGCGACCCCGTGTTTCTGCTAGAAGACAACGATGTCCCATTCGATGACCTCATTAGAGACAGGGTTTTAAATTATATCGAGTCCTCTGGTCATTCCGTACAAAAAATTAAAAGCATTTTCTACAAGAACAGGGATGATTTTTTAGCTTACCTTACCTTTAGATGCATTAACAATAGGTCCAGCCTAGAGAAACCGAATATAGACCACATGTGCAGCGATGAATTCTGCTTCGAAAGCTGGATGGGGGAAACAGGGGGTTCCCATGCGTGAACACCTCCTCCGATTCGATAAGTCTAAGACTTATGTTCTCATAGATTGCGAGACCTTTAATTTGTGCTTAAGTAGTTCCTTCAATCTCCCTTGGCAGATTGCCATGATTAAGGCTGTGGACGGCAAGAAAACTGCCGAGAAAGACTTTTACATTAAGTGGGATACAGACCTTAAAATCGGTGAGGCGGCAGCTAGGATCACCAAATACAGCGAAAGAACGATGGAGAAGAAGGGTATCCCCCCTGAACAAGCCTTCCCGACCATCAAGGATTGGCTTGATAAAGCTGATTGGATCATTGCACATAACATGCTCCACTTCGACCTTTACTTACTCCGAGATTATTACAGGCTTAATAACTGCGATTATAAGAGTATAATGCCTAAGATTTTAGATACAAATGCCCTAGCCAGAGGGTTAAAGATGGGGATGCCCTACAATGAGGGTGAGGGCACTTTACTGGAGTACCAGTACCGAATGGCCAATACACGTAAAAAGGGCGTTAGAACGAACCTGATGGCCTTAGCGAAGGGGTACAAGCTCGACCACGACTACGATAGTCTGCATAATGCTATTGTTGATTTAGAGCTAAACCTAAAAGTATGGAACAAGTTAAAATGGGAAATAGAGATATAGATTTTAAGTCTCACTTTAAAGGCATAGACCTCCCCTTGCACGGGGTACGTTTACCTACTTTCGAGATAGAGGATAAGTACAAAAGAGAGATTGGTGTCAGTGAAGACATTAGCAATTACGATTTCTTGCGTTCATTAGCTAACACTGGATTTAAAAATTTAAAAATAAATAAAAAAGACCCTAATTTTAATGAGTATGTTGATAGGGCTAAGTATGAGTTATCTACTTTAAAAGATTTAGGTTTTGTTGATTATATACTTTTAGTTTGGGATGTAATTAATTACTGCGAACGAAACGATATACCAACGGGCCTTGGCCGTGGCAGTGCAGCGGGGAGCCTTATACTTTACCTGATTGGGGTGACCAAGGTTGACCCGATTAAGTACGGTCTTTATTTCGAGAGGTTTATCTCGAAGATTCGAGCAAAAAAGAAGGTGGTGAAGGGTATAACTTATCTTGATGGCTCCCTAATGTGCGACGTTGATTTGGATATTTGTTACTACAACCGACAAAACGTAATTAAGTATCTGGAAGACAAATTTCAAGGTCGGACATCCAAAATCATTACATTCAACACTCTTAGCGGAAAACTCTGTGTAAAAGAGTGTGGTAAAATCGTAGGGAGTAAAACGGAGCAGGAGATGAACCTTGTCTCATCTATGATACCAAAGGTTTTTGGTAAGGTTATGGACATTTCAGAAGCTTATGACGAGGTAAGCGAGCTACAAGAATGGTGCGATGAGAATAGACGGTCTTATGATATCGCCCTAAAACTGAGGGGCTTAATTAAAAACAAAGGGGTCCACGCTTCCGCCTTGTCCTTGTCATTTGAAGATATGGACGATAGCTGCCCAACAGAACTTTCCTCAGAGAAGGCATCTATCTCTTCTTACGACATGAATTGGACCTCCTTGACCAATGTCAAGTTGGACTTACTGGGCCTAAGGTCTGTATCAGTCATAGATGACGTATGCAAAAGCCTTGGTATCGAAGTTGAAGATGTTGATTTCAATGAAAAGGAAATCTATCGGAACCTTCAAGACCTAAAAACCCCTCACGGTTTATTTCAGATTGAAGCTGACACTAATTACAAGGTTTGCCGAAAGGTAATGCCTAAAAATCTAGAAGAGCTAAGTGCTGTGCTGGCTTTGGCTCGCCCAGGTGCGTTAGCTTTTGTTGACCAGTATGCTAACTACTCAAACAATGGGGTGAAAGAATCCATACACCCATTCTTTGATGACATTTTGGCATCAACAGGTGGTGTCTGCTTGTATCAGGAGCAGATGATGCAGATGGCGAACAAGATCGGCTTCACTCTCGACGAGGCTGAACTGTTGCGTCGTATTGTCGGTAAAAAGAAAAGAGCGGAAGTAAAAAAATGGAAAAAGAAAATCAAGGACAGGGTTAAAGAACAAAATCTCGACCCCGACATCGGAGACATTCTCTGGAAGATTCTCGAAGACTCGGCGAATTACTCCTTCAATAAGTCGCACTCAATTTCTTATGCTGCCTTGTCAGCCTCGACGATCTATCTAAAGTTCAAGTATCCACAGCAATTTTTTCTTAGTTTACTTAAGATGACCCGCCACGAGGGAGACTCTATAAGCGAAATTTCAAAAATCCAAAAGGAGATGGCGAGCTTTAACATAACCTTGCTGCCGCCGAACATCATCAAATCTAAAATGGATTTCTCCATGGAAGGGGAAGACATTAGGTTTGGCCTTATATCTATAAAAGGGATTTCCGATAAGTCTATTCAGAAATTAAATGACTTCAAAAAAGATAGCTCGACGAAACTAGAAGTATTTGAAGCAGCCAAGGAGGCTGGACTTACGGTAAGCATCTTATGCGCTCTGATTCACTCGGGAGCTTTGCAGGGGTTTAAGCAATCTCGATCAAAGGTAGCGTACGAGGCGCAACTTTGGAACGTCTTAACAGAGAGGGAGAAGAGATTATGTTTGGGGCTGGCTGGACAACACAGGGACGACTTGGTTCAAATATTTAAAACCCTACTATCTAAAACCGAGGTCACACAAAAAGGGGTGGTGAAGCCGTGCGTTAAAGAATCTCGTCACGAGACCATTAAGAAAAAGTCTCTTCCATATAAAGCTATTTACGACCAAAACAGCAAGTCAGAAAGCTTCGCGAATTGGTATTATGAAAAACACTTACTGGGATATACATACGGCAAAGCCCTAAAAGATATTTTCATAGAAAAAAGCCCCGATTTAATGGGGCTGGGTGAGGTAAACGAGCAAAGAAAGGGTCGCAAGGTTACCTTCATAGGCACTGTGGTCAGCAAGCCAGCACTAAGGACATCAAAGAATGGGAACCGCTACCTTATCACGGAGGTAGACGACGAAACAGGGAGAGTCAAGGTCATGCTTTTCAATGATAAGGTTGAGATGTGCGAAGATGAGAATAACGGAGTTCTTCCAGAAGATAAAAATATTGTAGTAGTGGTGGGACAGAAGCAGGATGATAATACCATATTTGCTGACAGAATTATTGTGCAGACAAACAAAATCTACACAAAGTATTCTGACATGAAATCAGCAAAGAAAAAATCAAGTTAATCACTAATTATCCCGACCACCCCTTCTTCGCCCCCTTCGCTAGAGTCAGAACCATCTTCCCATAGCGTTTGTTTGGCGGCAGGGACAATCTCGTTCATAACATCCAATACGGATGTACCCTGGGCAACAAAGTAGGAAGTCTTCGGCTGGACGGAGAACTTAATGTCCAAATCTACCCGCCACTCCTTATTTATCGTCGGGTCTAGCACAACACCGTCATAGAAAGCGATATGTTGCGTTAATGCATAGTTTCTTTGGATAAATTCGCTTTGAGCCTTGTCGGGGGTCGGTTGACCTGCTTGAGCGGAGATCATCAGTTCAGTAAGCGGGTACGTTACGGCATCTACCGGGGGTGAACTTTCCCACGATAACGTTCCCCCGTTCCACTGAGACATGTCGCTTCGAGTGGGCCAGATGTACCTGTTGTAGAAGTGAGGTTCTCCCTTAAATAACTCAAAGTAATTCTCTTGGCCTGTGCCCATAATGAACCATTCAAGCTTTCTTACCATCATTCTAGATGGAGCCAAGGAAATATGTTTCATTGGTACTACTTCTTCGTCAGGGGTATACTCGCCATATATATAGTTCCCCGAAGGAAGCTCAACCCCCGGCCTCTTGATTGTCGGCGAGGCGTAATGAGGGTAGTCCAATACATCCCTCAACGGGTCATCACTTTTGTCTTCCAGCACTATACCTTCTGAATAAATGGACGCTTCAGCCGCGCATACATGATCCAACCGGCCCGTTACCATGGCGTTACCACTTTCCTCCATCGAAAAATAAGAATCGTGAGGGAACGCCCCGTAATTTGCGATTTCAAAATTCGAAAGCTTGATCGCGACCCTAGATGTTTCTTTCCAGCCAGATACCCTTAATTTGTTTTGAGGTCCAGATGAACCAGCACTAACTGCCATTCTAGTCCCGTACCGGAGTAGAGTTTCGTATCCCGTGACATTTCCTTGGGCATCTTCTCCCATTTTCCACCCTTCGTCGGATGGTTTTTCGTAAAGTATCCCCTCTTTTTCGTAAATAGCCCCATTATAACTAACCACTTTATGGTCCTGCACCCACCCAGGCTTGAAGAAGTCTATCTGTTTATTTCCTTCCGTTGGAACGGCTGCTCCCTCCTCAAGGCTCCATAACATGCTTGTTCCTGTTATGCGGAACCCTAGGGCTGCGGTAGCCGCATGGGAGTTGAGGGAGCCGCCACCAAATCCCAGGTCATCAAGGAGGTCTCCTGGAGTAGACATCGTGCCGCCCATCAATGCACCGCCCCCAGGATTATCCCCAACGTTAAAGAGATACCCCGAAAGGCAATCGGGTGCTCTGACGTGCATGTCTACTCCTGATGCGTCTAAATTAAACAGCCAAACCCTATTATCCTTGCTCGTGATGAAAGAGCCATCCTCATCGCCTAATTCGAAATTCAGACAGGGATGTTCCGTAAGCCTTACTTCGTGGGGACGTGGTGGACCTGAAACCCCGGTACACGTATCATAGCACTCGGAGATATTTCCGCACCACATGCCTCCCCCCATACCCGCAGTTTCATCCCATCCGCCAATTATCTCTGCACAAGTCGGATCATATTCGCTGTTGTAAAGGATTTCGTGAGTCCCGTGTCGGCCAGTCTCAGCTGTGATTAGGTCACCTGGGCTTCCCGCAACGTAAGAGTTGACGCTCGCGTCATTATAGCCTGACTCAAGTTCGTAAGTAAATTTACTAAACACTGACTGTGGTCTTAAACCCATCCAACGGTCACCGTATATTTGCTTTGGGTGAACCAGTGTTCCCGTGAAGGGCTCATTTTCCCGAGCAAGACCGCCCTGATTATATACGCCCGTTTCCCTCAGATTACTTTGCATGGGCATGAAGTAGATAGGGTCATAGTAATCATAAGCATGCCTCATCTGATCGCCACCGCCCCACTCGTCCAGAGGCAGGTTTGGATCGAATATCTTAAGCCCGTTGCCCCCACAGTCATAGAATACTTCATTGCCGAGACTCAAAGACTTCAACAAGCTAGTCGTATTATTCTCAAGGGTGTTAAGAGTAAATGTGGGTCTAGCGTAAGTGGTTTCCTGTGAGAACGAATATTTCGAGTAAAGATTAAATCCCCCAACTGGAAAATGCAATTGACCATAGGAAGCATTAGAGGTCGTCGTTCCGTACCCGTAAGTTACTCCAGTAGCGTATTGGTTACCCCTATCAAATCGAGTCGGGTGATCGTAGGTTGAAAAATTTCTCCCATTCGCAAGGGCGTAGTTTACTACCTGATCGTGCCATTCGCCTATCCCAGGAACCTTCGTGTACGGTGGGGTGGTTTCCCCTGGTAGAGGCGGCCAGTCTGATGATCTTTCAATTAGCGGTACGTAATTTTCATCAACCAAATTCCACGGGATACCGTGCTGTCCCGAGTTTCCAGTTGTAAAAGATGGCGCAGGTCCGCCTTCTTCGCTTTTTAAAATTTCATCCCAAACGATTGCCCCATCTTCATCTATATACCCACCAGAAACCACGTCTTTTACTAGATATTCTTCTATTTCTACGTCAAATGTTATTTTTTCTGGGAAACCCGTCACGGGGAATTCATCCCGTAACCCCGAAGGGTAGTGGATGTCCAACACAGCTTGAGCGTTGGGATATAAAAACGTGAAATGGGTGCTTGCGTAGGGTCCGTACCAATACCTGGGTGGATTTTCATTCCTTTGTCTGTGCTTTCGCTCCGCCCAATCTCTTTCGTGAGGGAAGATGCCAGAGTCCCACATGATAACGTCATCCCACCAATCGGCTTTGGTATAGCAACCGGCCATTGTGCACATATCCCAATCACAGAGCCCGATTTCCGAATTGTAGAACTCAGTTGGTGCTAGGCCGTCTGGGCAAGTTACCTTTATTCCGTCATCGCATTCGTACTGAGCCATCGGGTCCAGTGTCGTGGTCGTGCACATCTCGTAAGGATCGCAAGTTGTGGTAGTCGCTGATGGGTCAATCGTCGTTGTCGTAGTCGGGTAACAAATCGCATTGCCCGTCCACCCGTTAAAAGGCGGGGCAAAGAGATCGCAACATTTACTCATGTTTGGGTATGGAGATATTGGTCCGTGGTTTATTAGGCAATCTACGCCTTTATACGGAAAATTATAATGGACATCGAACTGACCTGTACCCAACCAATGGTATACCTTCGTTTTGGGTGAGCCTGGGGTTGTTGAGTATCCAGTTCTTAGGTGCAAGCAGTGGACGGATTCCCCCGCGTAGTCTCCCGTATTTATCCATCCAGTGACAAAATCATCCCAGTAATTGTCTCCATGCTGCCCCAGTATGCCTGGTTTAAAGAATTCTTCTACGCCATTTGTATACTTATTAACCTCTTCAGCTATGACACCTGTAATTGTTTTTAGATACGGGTGAGTTATCCCCGTTAGGTTTATGCTATGGTAAGAATATCTTTGTCCCGCATTCAACGACCACTCTGTTTCCGTTGGTATGCCTACACACCCATCCCCCATACCAAAGAACTTATGAGGAGTAATCAGTTCTTGATTGTAATGAAATGGGTCGGGGGGATCAGGGTCATAGGGCAACCAAGGCGTAGATGAAGGCCCGTATTCGCCCCCCCCTTTCCATAAGCCAGAGTATCTTTCGTTTGTTTGAGGGTCTATCCCCGTTCCAACGAAAAAGGACTCTTCTTCTCCTTGGTATTTGTATTGCCTGTCTCCCCCCTCGTTATAGTTGGGTGAAATTTTAGTGCCATGAAAATCTATATTAACGAAACCACCAACCGTCTCGGCCCAGCCTTGCCCATATGCTTCTTTTATTATCGGGAAATTCCAACCGCCAGTCCTGTGGAGATCAAAAGTTCCATAAGGGTCTTCCCAATACCTGTAAGGATTTCCAACGAATAAGCCAATCTTTGTTTGTTGTCGCTTGGTTCTGTTCTGCGTCCACACTTGGGCGTAGACCATCGGCCCGCCATTGAAGTTGTACGATTGGTTTGAATCGTTAGGGTTTGAAAATTGTTGAGGAGGCCCGCATGTTCCATCAACGACTTGGGCGGTGGAAGCATTTTTGAAAGAGAACGCCCTTCTACCTAAGTTTGGGCCGTTTAGCACGGGGTTGGAGTAGTGATCTTTATAAAGGGTGTTATACCTCAGGTCTGTAAATTGTAATGGAGCCATTACGAATCCGGTCCATTCCCATGATCTCAAATCGTCCCAATAATTTACAGAAGCGTCATGGTCTTCCATCCGTAAACTGTGTCTTAAGCTCATGTCCCTTACTGGACCCTCATTCGGGAAGGCTGACGGTGGAGGAGGGGCTGGGTGAATACAGGAAGCCGCAGGTTTGACCCACTCATGTCCATGACTAGTACAGTCCCCTTCGATAAGATGAAGATCATTTGACCGACACCAACCTTCGTCCAAACTGAGCTTACAATGCCAACCTGGGAAGGGAGACCCTTCACCGTTTTCCAGATTATTTATGAAATAATACGGTTCATAATTAGAAGAGTCTGTTATGACGTGATTTGCAGCAGACCCAACTCGGCCCATGGTTGTTATCCATCTACAATCAGCTGGCTCGTAGTAATCCTCTAACCCGTAAGTTAAGTCACCCCCGTAATCCTGCGTTGGGTAAAAATATTTGGTTTTTCCTTGTATGTATTCCGAGTTTACCTTGTCGTAAGTCCCAGAGACTGGAGGAGCTTCCACAAAAGTTCTTTTAAAGGCTGTGCCCGTAATAGGGGTCACGTTTTTTGACTCGTCAACACATGGAAATGAAATTGGGCCAATGTTCATATACCCCGTGACTTTCCCCTGTGGATTTTCTATAGGTACTTCTACATCTTCGCAACTGGGGGTATTGTACCACCACCATTCGTCGTAATGGATTTCCCCTTCAATCTTGTATACTTGGAGTTCTGCATCTTTTTCTAATTGATTATCAACTGGCGACTGGAACACCTCGGTCAAATCTTCAAAACCAAACATTGTCGATCTCGCCTTTGCGGTCTGGGGGCTTAATATATTGATCTCTCGAAATACGGGGGCATAGTTATCCGACATTAACCTTTCTAGGCCACCCGTCCCGAGACCCATCAGAGGGGCGTTTTCGTCGTTGTCAGGCAAAAGATATCTCCTCCGCAAATTAAACCAATTAAAGACAGCCCCATACGCCGCCATACATCCTATAGGTTTTAAATTTTCACCAACAGCGAACCGTGCTGCGAAAATAGAGACAAGAGCTACGGCAAAGGCTCTTTCAAGCTCTTCTCCGTGACCGCCTTCGATAAACCCCTCCACCGCTGAAACCCGTAGCCCGAAAGCCGAGCTCGAGCTAAGTCCCTCGGAGTTCACCAGATTGTCCCATGAGTTGGAAGGTTTCATGCTTGCCAGCCACATCGCCTCCTTAATAACTTGGGTGTCGGTGGCTCTTGCCACCGCGTGATAGACGGCGGCGAAAGCTACCCATGCTTTGTGATGAACCTCATTCATCTCCATTTTCTTGCCAAGAGTAGTCGCGTAGTGACCAAGGGTGAGGGAAGCTGCGTAGCCCAAGATTCTTTTCAAGGATGTTGGGTCATCTTCAAGGTTGCTTGACTGTTCCGCGCCCCCATACCCCTCCTGTGCAAGAGCACTGTAAGCCGAGGAGTTAGGCCCAAGAGCACCTCCTTCCTGCGTTTGCTTAAGCAGGTATTGCATTCTGTCGTATGCGGGTGTACTCATTACCTGTTATACTATAACAAAACGCATCCAACTACAAGACAATCAAAGCAGAAAAAATGACTAGATAATCAGAATCTGACCATTGGTGGCCATCCCGTCCAGTTGCTCCATTAGCGCATTAGTAAGCTGCCCTGGCATACTGCTACTACTTCTTTGCATAATTTCCCCTTCCAATTGGGTCGGGGGCATATTGGGCAGAAACCATGAAACAGCTGTTGCGAAAGTTGACATCATAAATCCACTATCATCCCCGCCACAATTATCGTCGATGTAAGCTTCCATCAAGCCACTCATCGTCGCAACCTGCCCCGCGACTTTGGCGTTGGAGAGAGCTTTCTTGACTAATACGGAAATGGCGTGTGGTTTCAGGTGTGAGAGACTGCCCACCCTACCCGCCGCAGCCAGACCTTTGATTGACCCGGAGCCCGGAATTAGAAAAAACGCCAGCCACTTCGCCATTGCCGCGAATTGTTTAGACATTTCTCCCCCAACTGTAATTTCTTTTGAAAGAGAGTATTGCCCACCCAAGTACGCTGCGTTTGCCATGATATCGCTAGTCATAAATGAGAACTGTGTATCCATTCCTATATGAATTGTCGGAGTCAAATAGTTGCAATGGTCTGCGCCATAAGCGTTACAAGGTGAAACAGATGTGTCCGAGTATCTTTGGGCGGAGGTAACCTTGTCGGGTTGACTGTAAAAAGCACCACCAAGAGTGAGTTCTTCATGAGTCTGGCCTATGATCGCTGGTGTAGCAATCGAGTTGAATACATCCGAATTTGTCTTCCTGCCTCCAGGGGGTAAACCTAGTCCCGCCGCAGCTATTTCAGCTTTTATCCTTCTGTAAGGGGTAGCCCATGGCCCCCTCAACATTCTGACAAACTTCATTGATTTGCTTTTGGTTATAGCGATTTCTTCATCATGAACATCATTAGTTAACTGAGTTAAAAATCTCGAAGGGTTTGCTGCTTTCACCACTGCGCCCGCAACCCCAGAGTCGGCTTGTGCTTTTTGCGCTTGTGGTGATTTATTTGCGTTGAGGGATGACTTTGAGGGTATCTTACTAGCCGCGAGGCCAGCGTTCGGGAGCACTCCGCCAGCGGCATTTGCAACGCCCTTAGGGGGTTCAGCGTCATGTCTACTGGTTTTATATTTTACATAATTATTAATGGTTAATAGCTTGCCACCAGGGAAAAACCCATAATTATACTTCATACTTAGGCAGGGATCGAAACATACTCCTTCTAATAATTGTTTCTCGTTGCAACCATAATGACTGCCATGGTCGAGACCCAATTTTATGGCGTACTTGTACCAATTGCATGGTTCATTACTATTGGAACTATACGAGCGGCGACGAGGCAAATGGGGGGTGTCAACACAACCAAGTCGCATAGTCCCACACCCGCCGTTCTTAGACGCTCCAGGAGGACCGAACCTCAATCCCGCAAGTTGCCAGGGGATTGCTCGGTATCCGTTCTTTGTGTGACCGGCGCAACTTGGCTGCCCGCTTTTTGCGTTAACCTCACCTTGGCATGGAGACCACTGAGCTCTTCTTCTTAGTTTCCTTAACGTATCAATCTTTGGCGAAGTTTTGAGATGGTCCGTTTGCCTCGCCCATAAACCGTAAATGGCGGGAGGATCATAAAGATACATGTTGCGGTCATATTTCGTAGAATAGAAGGACTCCGATATCCCATTCCCATTTCTATCTCTGTTGTGTGTGCTTACCCTCCATTCATATGCGTAAGGGCCAACTTTTGCGTACCTTTTTACGTAAGTGCTGCTTGGGAAACCACCCCAAAAGTAGTTAGTTCCAGCGGCTCCATGCCTCAGGCCAGGAGCAATAAAACTCAGGTTTATCTCTTTCTTTTTCTCGCTTTCCCCACATGTTTGGTAATACCTGTGTAAAGCCTCTACAAAATATAGCATGTATCTCCCACAACCTTCTTGGCGGAAGCCGCATTGTATCCCCGCTAAAGTGGAGGGGCCAATCAGTTGTTTTGCCGCCCGCCAGCCCCTCATCATCTCTCTCGAATTGCCCCAAGCCCAAAAAAAGTAGTCGCTTGTATCCTTCGGTAGCCATCTTAGCTTGTTATGTGCCGCAGTTCCTTGCGAAATTATACTCGTGAATCCCGCTGCCGTCTCGGCAGTCCTCACGATATTACCAGCGGACCAGTCGTAGGTTTCGTCCCCACCCTCTGGCATCGGGGCGCATTTTCCGAATCTTTTAATTATCCCTAGATTATTCGAGAATTGCCAACTTACGCCTTTGCCGTGATGGCCGATGGTGTGATGCGTATCGTACCAGTAAGCCGTATCGTTTTCATTCCAAGGGTAGAGTTCTCCCTGATGATTAATCCGGGTCGTAGGCACACCAGCCATCAAACTGGTTATAATAATCGCTCGATCACCGGCGGTGTAATGAAACGCATTTGAAGCAGCACCCTCCGCCAACGCAGCCGCGTCGCCGCCCCCCAGCGCGTTTTCCTCGGAAGCGTCCACGTTACCCATCCGAGCTGACAACGACTCGGTGAAGGAGACTGTCGTTGTTTGGCCGCATATATCGGTAACCGTGCGGGTGAATTGCTCCTTAGTTCCCCCATCGGCGATTGGAAACCCTGCGCGGAATCCTTGCGCCGTACACCCTTTCGGCATAAAATAATCTCGGCAAACAGGCAGTTGAGGCTGGCTATAGAGAGCGTTTCCCGCAGCTTGGCTAAGTACGCCGCCGAAAGAATACAACATCCCGTATTCAAACCAGCCCGCCCTTTCTGCTTTGGTTCCTTGGTGGTTGTGTTGTGTGGGTGGTCTATATGTCCTAGTAGCCCCCCTAAAACCCTCCCTCCCAACAAAAGCAAAAGATCGGCAATTATTGCTCATGTTCATGACTTCCATTACTTCTTGCTCGACCGCTTGGTTTTGGTCGCGCATTGTCCCCGCGAAAGGGGGTATGCCAATCACCGACTTCTCTAGGCCGTTACCTTGCCACCGATTATGATCACTCAAGGGCGCACCCCACCCCATCTTAAGGAACACCATATTGTAAGGCGTTACGTAGCTTGATTCGGTGTTCGGGCAATTCTTGTGAATGTTTTTATCCCTGGAGGCGTTTAGAAGAGCTTGATCTCCTATTTCCGATATCTGGTTCTCACCCGGAAGCCCTGGGAAAACAGCATGGTCCTGATCTATCCTCGTGTAGTCGAATGATATAGTATCCATCGGAATCGTCATGGGAGCACCATTCCTTATTGATACATCGAGTTTTAACCAGTCTTCTATGTTCAGAGAAGCATATTCACTGCGCCTAAAACCGAATCTTCCCGAAGCTACACAAAAATATACATACTCTTCATCTCCATAATTGGAATTGATCCCATACTCATCTATCATCATCTTGTTGTACGCATCCGCACCAGCTTCTATATCAAAACATGGGATGGCGTGACGGTTATCAAGCGGGCCCGCGCCTTCTGCCGCAACAACGGTTTGGTGTACTTGATCAACGTTTGGCTTCACCCCGTAATAGGGATCGGTCCCGTTATTTCTTCCGAATGCGTTTATTGACCCTTGGATATATGCCCACGATTTCCAAATTCTCTGCCAGCCTTGTTTCTTCACCGACCCCATGTTGTGAAGCTCCCCTTTGTAGTCTACGAGCTTAGTCCAGTGATCTTCCCGATACTGTCTGCCCTCTTCTTTCTTATCCTCATACTTCCCATCACCCTCAAGCATGTCATGGGTGTAACTGACTTGCGGATGAAACATGGTGCAATCTTCGGTTCCCACGCCGCTTACTCCCTCCATACAAGACCACTCGCCTGTCACCGAGGCTTTTTGTAGTACTGGCTCATTTGCGTAAAACCACTCATCAAATGTCTCGTTCATGGAGGGGTTTGGTGGATTGAAATACGCGCCATTCGGGGGTAAAGCGTCATTATTATCCGGTTGTCTTCTCAGCATTCTATACCATTGGTATTTAATCGGGTATTTTAGTTCCCCCCTTGAATTGGTAAGTTTTAAGTTATTTGTCCAATAGTCAATTTCTGGATACCCCTTGTTAATCTTGTCGTCGGGTATCGTATGGTAATCAACCGCGTGAGCCATGAAGGTTGGCCGTTGGCCCAGTTTACAGGACAAGTTTAATGGCTGTTGAATGAAAAGCGGAGAGAAACAACTAAAGCCCTGATTAAGCTTCCCAACATCGGCGTGGCCTTTCGTTACCCAAGGCTTCTTTGGGATTCCTTTACCTTCGGCGGCTACAGCAAGTCCTCCTGCGGTGTAGCTTGTCGATGGCATGTCGCCACCACATGACCAATCTACGAAGAGCCCAGCGTAAAAGTGTTCACCTCCCCCGTTTTTTGCGTTTGTTATATCTTCGAAGTGGCCCGTCACTGACGACTTCGCGGCGTAAGTGCCGTGAAAGTACGTCCTTGTTACGTTCGGGTTGGGCTCGCTCGGGTCTCCGCGCTGGGGGCCATACCCACCAGGCAGCGGGTCGAAACGAGCATTTGTCAATTTTCCATCGGGGGGGTTGTTCGGGTCTGGGTAGGTCGTCGAACTTCCCGCGTAATGCCCCACCGTGCTGTGGCCCCACTGAGAATTTCCCCAGTATTTTCCGGTTATGTAACGATCAGCACTGTCCGTGGAAAAAGAAATCTGATTTGTCGGATACAAGTCGATTGCTTTTCCTCTAAGTTTGTTTTCTACGTATCTTGTTAGTATTCTTGATTCTTTTGCTTCAATTGCTTCTTTGTACCATCCCTGATTTACAGCCCCGCCGTTTTGAGCTATGTAATGTCCGTAAGTCTTTAATATTCTATCCCATGCCTCTATTTGGTTTACGTGGCCTGGGATGGATTCTGCTAAGTTCCAAAGATTCGTTTGGTCATGCCACTCAAGCTCTCTTAAAAATTGTCTGTATCGGTTGTTACTAAACAGCATGTCATTAAACAGCCCCTGCCTAGAGTAATCCAATGCTTGGTTGCCATACAGGCCGTTAATTGCTTTTTCGTAATAAATGACGGGGCTATCGTTCCCATCAAAAAAGTTCGGTAAACTTAGGAGTAGCTGGTTGAAGTCACTGTAAAGCCTAAATAAGCAACGCTTAAAATGCACCTCTGCTGGGTCACCGACGGAATCCCCTATTAAATAGTTTTTATATTCAGGAGAATTTATGATATGCTCATAGTTTGCCCACAAGAAAAACCCATGGTTGCCAACGAAAAATTCGTTTATTCGTTGTTCGTTTGAGGCAATCTCTAAAAGAAAATCGTAATGATCTTCACCGCATGTTCCCGCCGTTACGGAGGGCTCGCTATACGTGTCACATTCTTGGACTCCCGCTGAAAAATCTCGAACTAGATCAACCCTTTGGTCGAATGTAGAGTATTGACCTTTTGTTGCTCCGATGTTATCAGCCCCCATTCTTACCGCGTGAGTCCTTAGAAGGTCGTCGCAAGCACCAAGGCTATCGAGGATGTTGTGAGGGTTGAATGCAACGGAACCGTATTTTAAAAAAGGAAGACAATTCGGATTACTGTCGTCACAAAAAGTGTCCGAAATGTGGTTAATTGTCCCGACACCACCCCCCGAAGCCGAAGCCAGGAGCCCCTGCAATGACTCCCACGTCACGCCAAACAGAGCCGCCCACGCATCTCGTACTTGTTTTTTTGCCTCATCTACGGCATTAGCCCCGCCGTTAGCGCAATCCTCACACGCGGTCATTGGGACTATAATCGAACCAAGATCAACTGAACTTTTGGTCCAAGTTCCGTTGTTGGCTTCGCAGGTTGCTTGGGTCGTGTATGAATCATATGGGGAGCAAACCCCTGCGCCCGGTACTTGTTTTAAGTTTCCTATCCAGTTCCAATAGTAAACATAATATACCATATCTATGGTCTTAACTGAATCCACCCAAGTCGGTCTTGTCGTGCCGAGAACCAAGTCAACGGGCAAATCATCAGTTGAGGTTTTCTCGTACGTCACCTTGTAGCACTCGTTGTTTATTCTTCCAACAAAGTCTACTTGATCCGTCCTATCGATCCTGCCTTTTAGTGTTATAGGCGGATCGTTGAAACTTTTTCCATCAGCACTTGCCTTCAATGCTGAGTAGTAATTAAATTCGGCGTGAGGGTCTTGGACTTCGTTGTCTCCCACCCCAGCGGGGACGCTGCATGTGTTAAAAAACCTAGCACCATAAAAACCGAATTTTCCTATGGCGGCATAATAGGGAATATCAAAATAATGAGATGGACATGCGTGTATCGGGCAGTCAGCAGACCAAGGTAAAAAATCTGGAGTACTCGGGCATTGCCTATACTCCCATAAATGATCTTCGATGGTTCCCGCCCCCTCCCCGAAATTCACCACCTTGTTAGTTAGGGTGTTTTGTGTATCATCCCATAACGAATCATGGTTGTATCTAAAAATAAAATGCCAATAAATAAACGGATCATAAGTAGCAAAACTAGCTGAATCATTTGCAGCCGCACCAGGTCCGGTTCCCATACCGCCTTGAACGCCTTCAAAATTGTATCCTAAAAGCTGAGAGGTCTCGGCTTCTCGCGCTTTACATATTCCTGCGTCCAGCTTCCTTTCATTGCTTCCCATTACGGGATAGGTCAGTTCAGGATATCCACCTTTTAATTTGTACCCGTTGTATATTAATCCTCCCGGAGCCCAGCACCTTTTAGTTTCGTATACGTGTGGGTGGAACCAACCGTCTATATCCAAGCCGTTGGGAAACGGGTTGTCGTTGTAGAAGGTTCCTGCGCCCGGGGCCATTATTGAACCGGGATGATAACCGAAAAGTTCCCGCTCAAAAAAAACCAGTGGCGGTAGATCAGGTGGACACTCTTCGTAGGGGGCGTGGATGCCGTGTTCGTCTCCCCTATTTTGATCGAAAGTTACCATCGCTCCGTTCTTGGGGAACACGGTTCTTATCCCATACATTTCTAGCTCCTGCTTGGTGTCCAAGCTTGGACAACAATCGCCAGCCATGAAGTCCTCCAGTTCAAAATCTGTTGATGTTAAAGCATTGATGGTTTCCTCACCCGGATTTGATCCGACCAAGGTAAGGGTCGCGTGTTCCCCGTGTGGGGGTGCGTAATATCCAGCAGGATATGTTGCATTATAAAAATTATTGTTTCCGCTAAACCCCTGAAGCCAGACGGGTCGCGTACCGTGACAGGTTTCATAAGTATAAAAATGACCAGCGTCAGCTACGTAAAACTGGTTCGCTCGATTCTCTTGGTTGTACCAAGTTTCGAAATGAGAGTTTCCGCCTTGGCCAATCTTGACATTCGTCACCCCCATTTCAGCTTCTCTAGCCGTAGCGTTCCCGCCTTCCTCGTACCTGTGGCTAATTTTACTCTCCTTGGTATCGTATGCGTGGTACGCTCCTGGTTCTGCCGCTGAGTTTACTCCCTCGTGACCCTCGTAAAGATAAGACTTGAGATTTTGCTTCTCCCAATTATTTGAGGGCGGAGCACTTAAATCTGAGTTATCTATTAGGCAGTAATAAAAGATTGTTTCTGGGTGGAGACTTCCTGCGGCAGCGGGTTTTACGAAAACCAAGTCACCCTTGTGGTACGCCTCGCTGGTGGTGGTTCCTTGGGTTGCTACCCACTCACCCTTATAGTTCATGGGTAAATGAGTACCCTGATCGTGGCCTATCCTGTGGATGCCAGTATAGTAAAAATCACGGCCCTCTTCGTCTGGGATGTGGGATTGCTTATGGTAGTCCTCCCATCCATAGGGGGGGTAGTAACCCCATGTTGCACCAACATTTTTACACTTTACCTCACTATCATATAGGGGGCTGTTGCTACCCTCGCGAGTGGTGGTATCCGAGCAGGATTGATCTGAGTGATCCTGGCGAATGTAAAATGGAGGTATTCTCATCCTTTTTCCTTGACTTTTAACCTAATACACATATAATTACACATATTATGATACAGTTTTACAAACCAAATGCTAAAAATACAGGTGCAGCCTGTTCTTTCTGGTTTAATCCAGAGCATGAGTGTTTTTATGCAAATATAATTCAGCAAGCCGATTGGAACGCAAAGACCAGAACGGGGACCTTTAAGGCTAACTTAGAAAATCCAACTAAATTTATTAAAATTAAATTAAATATAAATGAGATTGGCGGTATCCTAGATTGCCTAGACAGAGGCAGAGAATGGAAATGCTACCACAGCTTTCCACAAGCGGAGCATATCACCAAGGGATTTTTCAAGAGGTATGACGATAAAGAGGGCAAACCCGCTGGTTATTCCCTTAGTGCCATTAAGGAGCCTAAGGATGATCCGTCTAAAAAGATCACGATTATGTGCCCCTTTAATTTCGGTGAAGCGAGAGCTTTGAGAGAATGTCTTATTTTTATGATGAATTCTTTCTTTTCTTACAAGGTAAGTAAAATAAAATCAAAACCACAAGGGAAGACACCTCAGTCGTGGAAAAGCCCCCCACCCAAAATTCCAGAAGTTCCGACTATCCAAAAGGGTGACGATGAAGTAGTATTCTAAATACGATGAAAAAGAAAAAAGTAGTTTTCCAAACTGACTTCAGTTTGGCTAAAACGGGATTTGGTCGGAACGCAAGGATTCTACTTGAGTACCTGCACAACACGGGCAAATACGACCTAGTTCATTATGTCGTGGGCTTGAATTACTCAAATCCAGAGCTTAAAAGAACCCCATGGAAGGCCGTGGGTTGTTTACCTGATGACCCGCAAGAAATGCAGGAGCTTCAAAGAGACCCGAACGTAGCAAGGGAGGCTGGATATGGAGGGCACTACCTCGATAAGGTGATCCAAGATGAGAAGCCCGACGTATATATAGCTTCTCAGGACATATGGGGCGTAGATTTCGCAGTTAACCGCAAATGGTTTCAGAAGACGACATCCGTAATTTGGACGACTTTAGACTCTCTTCCGATTTTGCCATCAGCCACAGAGAAGGCCGACAAAATAAAAAATTACTGGATATGGAGTAATTTCGCAGTCAAAGCCCTACACGAGTTGGGTCACAAGCATGTCAAACAAGTGTCGGGGGTTATTAATGAAAAAGATTTTTATCGCCTAGACGACAAGGATAAAGAAGAGCTAAGGAAAAGATTTAAGATTCCCAAAGATGCATTTGTAGTCGGGTTTGTTTTTAGAAACCAATTAAGAAAATCTGTACCGAATCTTCTTGAGGGGTATAAAAGATTTAAAGAAAAGAATCCCGAAACCAAAACCCGCCTATTATTACACACCCACTTTGGCGAAGGCTGGGAAATCCCGCGTTTGGCAAAGGAATACGGGATAAAGGACGGTGAAATTATCACCACTTATGTTTGCAGGAATTGCTTAAATTATGAAGTAAAACCTCACGTAGGGCAAGACATTGACTGTCACGCTTGCTCCACGAAAGCATCGCTAGTTACAACCTCGCCCCAAAATGGCGTAGGAGAAAAAGAACTTAATGAAATTTACAATTTAATGGACGTGTATTGCCACCCCTTCACCTCGGGGGGGCAAGAAATCCCCATACAGGAGGCTAAATTAGTCGAGTTAATTACCCTTGTCACAAATTATAGCTGTGGTGAAGATATGTGTGTCCCCGAAGCTGGGTCTTTGGCATTGGACTGGGCGGAGTACAGAGAGCATGGAACCCAATTTATTAAAGCCTCGACTTACCCAGCTTCCATAGAGGAGCAACTCGATAAGGTTCTGAAGATGACCAAAGAGGAACGGGAGAAGATGGGAAAAAAGGCGAAAGAATGGACGGTAGAAAACTACTCAATTAATTCTGTTGGCTCATTCTTTGAGGAGTTCATAGATTCAGCTCCGTTTACCGAGTACAGTTTTGACTTAGAGAAGGAAGATGACAAAAATCCCTTTTACGAAATTCCAGAAATCAAAGATGATGCTGATTGGTTGATCGACATGTACCACAACATTCTCCTAATGAAGGATGTAGACAAAGAGGACGAAGGTTACAAGTACTGGATGGGGGAACTAAAGAAAGGAGCCAATCGACGCGATATAGAAAATTACTTCAGGCAAGTGGCTCTTAAAGAAAATAAAAATAAAGAAAAAGTTCCATTTGAGGATGTTTTAGGCAAGGAAGACAAGGGTAAACGAGTCCTTTACGTTATGCCTCAAAGCATAGGGGACGTTTTCTTATCTACAAGCTTATTTAAATCAATTAAAGAACAATACCCAGACTATAATTTGTACGTAGCTACACAACCACAATATCAAGAGGTCTTACAAGGCATCCCTTACGTGCATAAGGTTATAAACTATATTCCACAGATGGATAACCTTCTCTGGTTAGAGGGGCGAGGGGACCACGAAGGTTACTTCGAGATAGCGTTTCTTCCTCACGTAGGAACCCAAAGAGTCTTGAATTATTTACACAACGGGAAAGATAAAATAGCATACAAAGACCTGTGTTACGTGTAAGATACGAACGTTATGCATCTAGTAGAAACATACGCCTTGGCTTGCGGAGCTAAAATAGACAAGCCCCTCATTTACGAAAAATATTTTCCCCTACCAGCGGGCAAGTACGTTTCCTTCCAACCATTTTCGAATGCAAAAAGTAAGAATTACGACTTTTGGCAACAGGTTATCGATATCCTCTTCCCGATACTGTCAAAAAATGAGATTTCTATTCTTCAAATTGGGGCAAGAGACGAAAAAGGTTTTAGAAGATGTCTAAACGTCACGGGGAACACAAATCTGGGCCAAGCTGCGTATGTAATAGCTAGAAGCGAATTACATTTCGGCGCGGACAGCTTCGGGGCTCACGCCGCCTCCTCTTTTGGAAAAAAGATAGTGGCACTCTACGCGAATAACATCGTTGAAAACGTAAGACCTTACTGGTCTCACGAAGATGACGTTGTTCTTATTGAGCCCGAGCGGACAACTAAGCCTAATTTTTCACTAGAGGAGTCTCCTAAGACGATAAACAGCATAAAGCCAGAAATGATAGCTGAATCTGTCTGCGGACTCTTGGGATTAGATTTCCAAAAGCCCTATGAAACTGTTTTTATTGGGGAAAAATGTGGCGAAGATGATTTCCATGTTTTCGTTCCTGACATATTTCATCCGGTCCATAACCCGCCGCAACCAATAGAACTAAGAATGGACTACCACTTTGATGAGTCCATTTTAGAGAAACAGCTGAATGCTTGCTCTTGCGCCGTAGTCACGGACAGGGAGATTAATCTTGATTTACTTAAAAAATACAGAGCGCATGTCGCTCACTTGTTCTACGAGGTAACAAAAGATGATAACCCCGAGTTCGCTCATGCAGCGAGAAAGATAGGGCTTAAAATTGTATTGATGTCTCGGCTTTCGGAGGAGGAGCTAACGGATAAAAAGATTAACTACCTAGACGTTGGCCAAATCAATCTCGTTGATGAGCCAGAAAAAAAATTAATTAAAAAAATTAAAAATACCCCCGACTTGTTCTATAAGTCCAATAAGATAATTCTATCCAACCAAAAGAAGTTTTCCAGCCACCCGAAATATCAACAAGGCATACCAGACCACGGGAAATACGAGCCTCTAGATACCTCGGGGAGATTTTTCGATGATTTGGATCATTACCATATAGTTAAATTGCTTGACTAATATCAAGGTTGTGGTAAGATTCTTACATGGCTCCCAAGAAAAAAGCTAAATTCGAAATTCTTAAAAGAACCGATAATGGATTAATTGACGGCGTTGACTACACCTTCAACGATGACAACACTATTAACTGGAGGGCGATGATAAAGACGGAGCACTTGGTCCCAGATAGAAACAAGACATCTGAAACTGACGTAACTAGACTTCCCGATACTCAATTAATTATTCTCCTCGGAGGCATTAAAGAACTAGCTCAAATTAGGGGATACACCTCCGTAAAGTATGCAATAAAATGCCCTTCGCCCGATTACGTTGTCACTACTTGCACCATTGACTGGATTCCAAATTACGAAACCGAGAGTAAGGCGGTAACTTTCTCCGCCATCGGAGACGCTTCACCAAATAATACAAATAGTTTTGCCAAGAATTTTCTTGGGCCGATTGCGGAAAACAGAGCCTTCGTTCGTTGCGTAAGAAATTTTCTAAAAATTAACATTGTAAGCAAAGAAGAACTCCCCGGAGAATCCTTCCCTCGTCAAACAGGGGTTTCAGAAGAGTCCGAGACGGGAACTCTTTCACCTCCTTACAACCTGCTGGAGGCAGCGATGAAGGCAAAAAACGTCAGCTTGGCGAACATTAAAAAACGACTCAGCGACGAAGGATATGAAAAGGCCATCAACGAACTAGAGGACATACCCAAGGTAAAGGTCTTTGAGCTAATAGAAAGAATTAAAAAGATTTAGGGGTTCTGAGCAGCAACAACCGTTGAGTAAGCAGGGCTGTAAAGAATCGAGCCTATCTTTCTTTCCTTCGGTATCGGAAAATTATTAGGGCTCGCAATGACCAAGGGCATACAATCGTCCCTGTTCGTTCTTTGTCGATTAGCTTGATTTGTATCCTCCCACTCGACGAGACCAAATGGAATGTTTTGATTAATGAAACTGTGGTCTCCTACGATTTCCGTCGCCATTACTGCGCCCCCCGAATCCTTGACCTCTCCTAGAACCATGCCAAACAACTGTTTACCTTGCTTGGGTTGGCCAAGCGCATTCTGCCCGATTCCATCAGTCTGGTATCTGTGAACTCCTTTTTGCAACTTGTCAATAGTCCCACTGGAGGCGGGGTGAAATTCGCGCATAGCTCCGTCTATCCTGTAGTAATGCAGAATCATCCAATACATGTTAGCGGTAGGGGTTCCTACCGTCCTTGGTCCCGGGGTTGAGGTCACTTGTCCGCGTCGGTTTCCCTTTACATTCAGTGAAGTATCCTCGGCCCGTGGAGGTTTTACTGGAGCACCATAACGCGCAGCGGCTGGCATTAATGGCTTAAGTTGAAAAAAATCATGGTTCATGCGGTTGGCAGCTTGCAACTGCTCCCTGGATAAGCCCCCGCCATGAGAAGTCCAGTAATCGTTTGACCAAGACATGACTTCTTCTAAGTAGCTGCCGCCCATTACTGAATTTTTTCCTGTCCGTTTTCCACCCACGTTTACCGAATCTACGTTAGCGTAATACTGGTCAAAATCTCCATTTTCAAAAGCAGAAATAAAAATATTAGAATTTGTAGCGTACTCGGCTTTGACTTTTCTGGCCGATATGAGGTCACCAACCGAGTACTCAGTGTCCATTAACGGTATAGTATTGACAGAGTATCCGTTTGGGTGACCAATATTTACATTGCCCAAGTAATCCTTTCTTCTCGTCCCCGCGTGAAGATTAGCTTCGGTGACATCGGGAGCACCTGAAGAATCTACCCATAGGTGTCTGGGTCTTTTTACCAAAAAAAACTGTTTAAACATTTTGGAATTCGTCGGGACATGACTGACTGGCTCCTTCATGCAAATAATAAATCTGCTTAATATATCGAAAAACCATGGCTCTGATACACCAGGGTCACCAGCACACGCCACGACCCGCATCAGAACATCATCACCAATGGACGCTAGGTGCGGTAGTACGGCGTTGCCGTGTTGCAGTTGTTTTTCGTAGCTTTCTACTCTTTCTTCTCTAGATAACATTTCTATCCCCCAAAGTAATTTTGAATAAATGATGTCCCCCCGAGTGACGAGGAGGCTGCGGATGAGTAGTAGCCCAATCCAGTGAAAACATTTATATTGTTTGTAAATGAAAGCGGGTATTCTACGGCGATGCCTGACCCGCTAATGATTAATTTCGACTCCATAGCCTCATCGATGTCTAGATTGTCAAATTTTACCGTCACGTAAAACTGGTTTTCCTCTTTCGGGAGCCACCCGAGTCTCGAATACTTATTGTTACTTATAAAACCGGACTCCCTAAAATCTATTCCAGTTCTTACCCCCAGATCGAATAAGCCTGTTTCGATATTCCACGCCGTATCGAAGTCGTAGATTTGCCCATCTTTATTCCAAAAGAACTCTCCCGAAAGATTGTCTCCGTGATCGATCCAATAATGGGGATTAGCAGTCCAAGTGTCGCCCGCGTTTATGCAACCTTCATAATCGTCGTTATATTGGGCATCTGAACACGTACCAGCACCTTCGCAAGTTGCTCGTGACGTGTATTGAGAGTAGTTTACGCAAGTGCCCCTTCCGCCAAGTGGATCGTCGGGTTGCCTAACTACTTTTATTGTCGGTATGTATAGAGTTGGATCGTAACCAGACCCTGGGTTTGTTATAAGGATTCCAGATAATCCGTAGACATTACTTCCGGTATTGACAAAATATGGAATCCCAGTTAAAAAAGATGCTAAATTATCCCCTTTAGCGGATGCTTCAAATTTTTGATATGTAAATACGCTCTTGTCGTATGCTAGGTCATGACCTGTCCCATAGCCATTGAGGTCAGTGGCCGTGGTGAAACCACTCAGAACTGGAATTGTCAGGCTGCCATTAGAGTCTTTTAGAATTCCACTGATTCCAGAGGTGGCGTAAACCTCTGGCAATTTCGTATAGCCAGTTCCGAAATTCGTCATTTCATAACCAGTGATCCTTTTCCAGTTGATACCATCCCCGCCGAAATCCGTCCCTATATTAACTTGAAACGGCTCAGTCAAGAAGTAGCCAGCAGCATCCGCGCCGTGTTCGCCAGAGTATCCAGAAAAAAGCATTGGGATTTTGTCTGGAGTATCATTTGAAAAAATATTGTTTAAGTTGAAAGCTGCTCCTGTTACGTTTTTATAGGTAACAAACTCTATATCTGGAACTCCAGAGTAACTTCCGCTGCCCAAGTTTCTCGCGAGTTGCCCGTCACATATCGGATCATCGAGTCCCTCGTTTGTGCCCGTACAATAATAAGAGCCAGAATCATAAGTAAAATATGACCTAACATACTGACCAGTTGCTGTGGTCTGATCCGCTAAGTTACCACTGGTTTCCAAGGCAACGTAAAGCGGCTTTTCCGTCTCAGCCCCATCTTCATTGAGTACGGAGTAGTTGACTATATATGTTTGGGCTTGAGTATGGTAATTTAACCAAGTAAATTTTTCATGATTTCCGCTCCCAGAAAAATACGGAGCTATCGAATCCATGGCTCTGGATATTGCGAGGTGAGCTATGCTTCTAAAAAATCCCGAAGTTCTCGTAGAGATAATGTCTTTCTCGATATGACCTATGGTTGTTTTGAGCTTCAGGGTTGCGTCGGCCTCCTTAAAGGCGGTCGATTCAGACACATCAAAAAGCTGGAAGTTCAAAGTCTGGCCAGGGGGAAGCATACCAGTTACTATACCAGTAAAGTTTTTTACGTACCCAGGCTCCTCGATTTCGCTTTCTATAATGTCAAATTGAATACTGGGCGAATGGTTTATTACCTTCCCGCCGAGAGCACCTCCTGCCATAAATGTTTCGTCAAATGTGATTTCGTAGGGTATGTCAGGACACCTCATCTGAAGCCCCATATCTACGCTGCAATTTGTTGTGCTTGCATAAAATCTTTCAACCCCAAAAGCCGCCCTGTCTTCCCCCTCTGAAATTAGTGTATCCTCTATATAATATTTATGCTTTGAAGAATTGAAATCCCCAGAAATTGTCAAGGGCTCCCCTGGTCCGCAGGTATAGACAAAGTTGTTATTGGGGTCTATAAGCCTCCCCCCTGAAAACAAAAAAAAGTATTTATTACCTACGCCAGAAAACCCTATCTCCGCCACGCCCGGTTTATCTATATAAACGTTTTCAAAAACAAAAGACATGTCTTGGGTTTTTGGCGTAAGAATAAAATTTTCCCCCGAGAGTAGCATTTTACATAGTTCTTGGTCCGATCTTATTAAGGATCGCTTCCTGTTGTGGTGCTTTAGCGGGCCTATCAGAAAAAGACAGACTTGTTTTAGCCCCCGCGTCTGAGAGGGAAATGGTTAGATTTTGTAATCCGTACTTCGGGTCAACCTGCCCCGCAAAGTTCGGGAAATCCATAAGAGAACCCGCTAATTGCAGTTCTATCTTTTTGGTGGGGACAAGCACATTATAATGGTTGAGCCCGTTTGTGCCCTTGCCAGCGATGTCTCCATCAGCGATGTAATTATGGTATTCTGAAATTTTATTAACAACATTCCCCTCGTTATCGTACATGTGCGTAACGAATCCGCCAGCGTCTGGGTCAATGAATTGCCCCAAGTCTGGATCAATTGCATTGTTTATAACCCTTATTCCTGCTGCGGAATTTTCGGAAATCATGGGAGGGTGGCCGTAAATTTCAACCAGCTCAGGTCTTCTGTCTTCGATAGTTACGTTTGCTGTCCAAATTCCGCTATATAACTGGAATGGCGGCGCAGTCTTATTATTCGCAACTAGGGTCCATGGATCGAAAATCGTCCCATTTTCCGCCTGTATTTCAAAATTATTTACTGGGTAAACAATGGGGTAATAAAGCTCTTTCTGACTAAGCGGCTCAAGCTCCTCCTCCAAGTCTTGGATGTGGTAAGAGCCTAACTCAGATGTGGGAAGCCAAAGCGGATTATTCGGGTTTCTTACGATTTGTAGCTCGACTATTCTAGAGTTTATTCGGCCTTTGTGTGTCGGGGAGTTTGGGGTGATATGCCCATTGGCATCGGGGATTGGATACCCACCAATTAAATCCCTCGCCCAGCCTTCCTTGTACACACCTGTTGGGTCTATCGCGCATTTGCTTTTACTTATTTGACCCCACCCAGCCCTTGGGGCAAAATCTGTACCTTGGTGATTTTGTATGGCATCTTCGCAGAATTCGTAAAGCAGATCGCGATCACACCTATTCCTTATATCATCCTTCTGGTGTCTCTTGTATTCGGAAATTTCCCATAATTCCCTTTGGTGTCTTGCCATGTAATTTACCCCAGCTGGAAAGTGTGGCACTTGGGGAACCGCATTAAACATTACGTTGGGATGTCTGGTTTTAAAAGTGCCATCTGCCAAAGGCCCGATTCCCCTTGTATCTGTTATGACCATTACTGAGATTTTTTTACAAAATCTTTGCGTCCCGTAATCTACCGACCATCGAGGGACGGTTACCTCGTCAACGATTACTCCCTTGTTGTGAAGAGACATTATTAAACCGTCAGCTGCTTCAAAAATTTTCTCCGTATCCGTGAAGAACTTGGGGGTGAACATGTTCAAGCTCCAGCTTTGAGTTTTTTGCGGTAGCTCTTCTTGTGCTGTGGCTTTTTTCGTGTGTGGTTTTCCATTCGGCAATATCACTTGTCGTCCTTGCGCGTCTAGCACGGGCTCTCTATTAAATCCAGCTTCCTGAATCATGTTGAGCGAATCGTTAAATTCGGTACAAGCATTATCTTGGAATTTTTCCCAAAACCGTTTTTCAAAATGATCTTTTGTAAATCCCCATGGGTTGTCTAATTGAGCTATATATAGTCCGGTTGGTAAATAGTTGCCTGATTCAATCAGGATGTTATTGAATGGGGCATTCATGGATTCGAGGGCAACCCTCGGCCTTTGTCCCATTTCGATGTTATATATTGGATATTGGGCGACGTTTGGCTCAAAGCTGTTGGAAAGTTTCGGGATAGATACGCCCTCTTGGCACTTGCTAAACCCTAGATTTCCGTCCATTACGCCATGGTAATCACGAGGCACAAATTCGGGGCCAGCTGGGATTGTCCCGCCGAAGATAGCACCAAACCCATACATTGCCTCGGCGCACGATTGTTCCCACGCTACATGTTGCTTGTGGATTGTTTCATCGTAGTAGCCCAAGAACATTTTATAGTGCGAAGGGTCCATGCTGATATCTTCGATCTCTGCCTTAGCAAGGAAAAGGTCAATAATATTTTCCTTGACCGTGTGATGGCTAATCTCGACGAGTTGATCAAACCCGAGAGCAGCACACTGAGCATCAAAATCCTGTTCTTCTCGTGCGTCTGGGCGCGACCCCGGCGAATAGGGCGCGGCGGGGTTATGGTTCCATCTGCTGCTAACACATTGAATACTCTGGTCTTTTATTTGAGCATCCGTGGCTGGCGAGCCAAGAATGGCGTGACCCTGCGCGTCTTGAAGGTACTGCTTGGGCAAGCCCTCTCGACTGTGGCCAGGCGGGTACGTCTCTACGGGCGCAACCTCGCTTAAAGCGACCTCACAAAGTCGGTTGCCAACATATAAATCCCTGTATTCTTGACCTAACCGAGACAATGCTATCGATATATCCATATCCCAGATTTCTCGATTTGTCCTGCTGCGGATTCGTTTTCTGTGCGAGAAATTATCGGGGAATGTCCACGGTTCTGGGTGGTAAGGTATAAAATTTGCCAATTGATGGTAATTGAACGTTTCTCCCAGCATAGTTTCGAAAGGAGCGTCATACCATTCCGGTGATGCAAAATCCAAAGGATGGAAAGGCATTATAGGTACGTACCTTTTTACAGACTTCTTCCTTTCTTTCACCGAGAATGGTTTTATATTGCTTGTTATAACGCCTTGTATGTATGTATTTTCTAAGGTCGAAGACTCTTTGTAAGATAAGATTACAGACTTCTGGTCGCTTGTTGCTCCGAATTCTTTTCCAAGAGTCGTCGTCGGGTCAACGACATCTCTAATAGCGGTAATGTCTGCTCCGACCTTCAAATCTAAAAAGTAAAAACCCGCTTGCTCTGAATCCCTATCCTTGTAATAAAAATCTAGACTGAAAACAGCACACCACTGTTCCATGACTTCTCTTAAAGTCCCGATATAGTTCTGCCGATACCTTGGGTTTTTATCAGGCCACGCAGGGTTTGCTATTTTAACTTTCTGTGTTATCGGGTCACCATTACCATCGAACGTCTGTTCGCCATTTGCATCCACCACGTCTTGATTTTCGATTCTTAGGTGTGACCCCTGCGAACCATCATGATTAACAATAGGTACTCCAGCTTTTCTTAAGCTGTTTAGGAGTTCGGTAAAATTGTACGAAACATTCGGAGCGTTACCACAAAGCTTCTCTTCGAATTCTTCAGTACCTAGCATCATAAACCCGCCATCTATTGTGAACCCGGTTCCGAGGTCGTTGTGGCCTTTAGCTTGTTTTTCGTCTAAATCCCCCCAGTAGTCCTTCGGGGAGAATCGATTTGCCCATGTAAATTTTAGTGTATTTGACTGAATGGCAAAGATAGTGCTTAGATTAAAACGATGATCCCAATGCACGATGT